AATAAAAAATCCTCCAATTTGCCCCGCCCGAAAATGGGTATAGGAAAATAGAGGATTGTTGTTCACATTTTTTAAAGTATATGCTATCATAAAGATAGATATTAAATATGTGAAAACAAACCTCGTGTTCCAATTTTCATCGGTTTAGTAGGCGGCCAAACTTACATCAACCTTTGAAAATTTCGTCGGGGTTTTTTTATTTATTTAATTTATATGAAAAATTTACATTTGCAATTTATGTATCTACCTCTTTATGATAGCAGAAGTTTGTGGAAAAAAGAAGAGAAAAAGAGAAGCCCGACAATAAATGTCGGGCTTTTATTGTGGATAACTACACTTATCCACAAATCGAAATAGAATTATCGTTTAACACCTAGTGTAGATTCAACAGCTCCTAAACTTCCTACTGCACTTGTTAACTTTTTATCAGCTAATTCTATTGATTTTTTTGATTCTTCCATTCTGTCACGCATAGGTGCAACGCCATCTAAACCTTGTTTAACTGCCTTTGCAGCATTTCCTCTATATCCTACTGAAAGAACGAATTCGTTTTTAAAATTAGTAATTTTTTCTTTTAGATCAGCGTCACTTATTTTATCTTCGCCTTTAAAATCTACTACTTTTTTAGAAAGAGCATCATATTTTGTAGATACTGAATCCATCTTTGTTTTTAATTCATTCGGATTAGTAGCTTTTGGATTTGTGCTTATTTCTGCCCATAATGGTTTCCACTCCTGGTTCCAAATATCATCATATTCTTTCATCATTGCATCCAATTGCGGTTTTACTTCTTTTTCGTATACAGCTTTATCATCGCTCGTATCACTGCCACAGGCAGCAAGGACAAATACAAGTAAAGCTCCTAATAATAGAGTTGATATTTTTTTAAACAAATTAGTTCCTCCTAATATACAAAATGTAAGATTTTCGTATTAATAATATCAAAGGTTTATAGGATATATTGTCATGTTTTGTCGAATTCAACATAAAAAAAGACAGCTAACGCGCTGTCTTGATAAAAATGTAAAATTATGTACATTTTACCGCTGGAAGAAGAATATTTTTCCATGTAAAATAAGTGCGAACAGAATTATGTTCGAGTTTTTAGTTCGTTTTATTGTCTTATTCTAATTTAGTCTATGAAGTACTTTTTGATTAAATACGCTTGTTCCACTAATAAATTTAGTGCTCTCTTTTGTTTCTCTGGTTGTAAATCTTTAATTTGGTCTTTTATAACTTCGAATTGAGGTTCAATACGATACGTTCGACCAACGAGATTATCAATAGAGATAGTATAAAAATCACTAATTTTTATAAGTGTAGCTATATCAGGTTCAGCCCGACCAGCTTCCCAATTTGTATAAGTTGCACGTGCTACATTTAGGTGATCAGCAATATCTTCTTGTCTTAATTTTCGATTCTTACGAAAGTATAGTAATCGTTCTCCTAATGTTTGCACGGTTTACACCACCTTTTTATTCTTCGAACATTATACTTTAACGAAGCAATAAGATGGAATATATTCGGATAAAACGATTAATTTTTAAACGTTTTTATTGTATAATGTGATAAATTTGATAGTAATAAAAAGTTATAGAACAATCGTTCGATTATGTGGTAAAATATGCACATGTGAGTTTTAGAATATGCAATAATGCATATAAAGTCCGATAATCAGATAATTAATTTATGTTCTATGGTAATATATTGAAGAGATAAAACTTTCTCAACATTCAAAAATAATGTTGAATCCGAATATTGAGAAAAAACGTGGTAAAATAAAATTATTAAAACGGACGAAAAAAAGACTCACAGATTGTGTAAGTAGTGCGGTCACACTCTTACACCGTCTTCCCTATTAGCCTAGGGAAAACACTAACTGCAAGTCCACAACTAGTATAACACAACTTCTGAATGTAGTGACGCGTTTTCCGAATATAAAATGTTTCAATACAAGGGTTACGTGTCTTTTGTTCCGAAAGAAGGGGACAAATAATATGCAAAGTTTATTACGAAATCTTTCAGGTGATTTAGCATTAGCTGGTTTTACTAAAAGCGATTTGGCTACTAATTGGGGTGTTAGTCCTAGCGGTGTAACCGCAGTATTTAAAGGGCAAAGACAGATGCGATTTTCGTATCTTACTAAGTCTTTATCGCTTTTAAATAAAGGGATTCAAACAGAAAGACAATATATTTCACGATATGTGCAATATGCGAAACCAAAAAATAGAAGAGAAATCATGGAGTATTTATCGCTTAGGGGCGACTTTGATACATTGAAAATGATTATAGATAAAGAAGGTATTGCAGAAGAAGGTAAAAAATATGCAAATGCTTTAAATAAAGAATGGGCAAACGTTTATGATTGGATATACAAAAGATATACAGAGGAAGATGTAAATCTTTTGGAGCTATATAACTTACTTAGGAAAGTAAATCGAAAAACCAAAAGTACCGAAATGACTCTATTGATAGATTTATTACTTTGTCAGCTGCTTTATCAAAAGGGAAATCATGAACTGGTATCTGAAAAGATGAATGAAATTAGTGAGAACTTAAAAAAAGTAAAAAATGATTTTATAAAAAGTACATTTGATTTAAGGTTTAAAGAAGCAAAAGCGGTAATGGCGATAAGAAGCTGTAAACTCGAAAAAGCTAGAACGATATGTGATGAAATATTAGGAGAATGTGAGTTAAACCCTTTCTTTATACTACCGCGATCCATTGCGTATTTTAAGAAAGGGGAATCGTATATGTTTTCTAATTATGAAAAGGCGAAATATTATTTATCGAAAGCATATAATACCCTAGAAGAAATAGGTGACTTTGAAGGGGTTAAGGAGAAAAGAGATATGTTTCAACATAACCTGGCCTTTTTAAAGATTATTCACATGAAAGAACTAGGTACTATTGGTGAGATCGATGAAGCGGAGCAAGCGTATTTACAGATTAAATTAGGGAATAAACAAGAGGGCGAAAAAATATTAATGAGATTGAAAGAGAAAAACGGCAAGCATAGCGGAATACAAATGGTGTATCTAGCATTAGCGAGGGATGATAGATCATTAATGAAGCAGGCTTATGAATGCTTACTTGCTGCAAATGATATTTTTTATGCTCAATTACCAAAAATGTACTTGGGTAAACTTTGAAAAAATGGTATAATTAACTTATCAGTCATGGGGCAGGTGGATAAATATGAAAAAGATTTTAGCAATCATTCCAGTATTAGCCGTTTTAGGTGGTTTCTTATTGAATTCTGCCACAGACGTAAAAGAACCAAAGCAAGAAGCTAAAGCACCAATCATCATGTACAGTGAAGATCCAGGTGGATGGTAAAAAGTAAGTAACTATAAAAAGGTAAGTATTATATGCGATCGTCTTTCATTAGACGGTCGCATTTGTGCGTTTAAAGGGCTTTCCGTTTTCTTTAACTTTTGATAAAAACAGAAAAAAATACATTTATTTACAAATAAAATGGATGTTTTAGGGGGAAATAGTAATGAATGCAATAGCAACAACTGAAATAAAATCAAATACAAAAGAAGAGTTAGCATCTAAGCTTTGGGAATTGTTATTAATGGGGGAAACTGATACAAATGCAAAAAAAGGAATTGAAAACATCAAGGAGTCACTTGCGATTCATAAAAAAAATGATTGATAGCAATGTGCTATCAATCATTTTTTGTTCGCATCTATAAAAGAATTAATCATTCGTAAATACATTTCTTGTTCAGCTTCGGGAAGTTCTTTGAGTTTATTGTATATGTCGTCAAAATCCTTTTTTAGTCGGGTATTTTGCTCTCCGCTTAGTTTAGGATCATCTGAAAGACCTAGTAGGTAATCAGTAGTACAATCAAGAACGTCTGCGAATTTAGTTACAGATCTTTCTTCACGGTTTCTTTTATTGTTTTCAATTAAAGAGATAGTAGCTTTTTTAAAACCAACTGCTTCGCCAAGATCATCTTGTGTCCAACCTCTAGCCTTTCTTAATTGTTTAATCCTTTCTCCACGCATAGATCATTCACCCTTTTATATAAATTCATATAGACTATAATAAATAAGTTCGTAAGCCCATTTTATTACAAAAGTTTAGTTTTAGCAAACTTTTCTATGTTTTTTCGGAAAATTCAGTCATGATAGTTTGTGTTTTTTAATAAAAAAGTTTATTTTTTTAGCTAAAAAGTTTACAAAATATAAACTTTTTGATAAGATAAATCTTGTAATCGATAAGCGAGGTGAGATTGATATGAGATTTGATAATAAGAAATTATCAACTTTGCTTAGGAATAAAAATATGAAACAAAAAGTGTTCGCAAAGGCTATACAACGCGCCCCTAGTACTGTTTCGCTTTATCTTAGTGGTGATGTGGAACCTGGAAGGAAAGCGCTAATTGCGATGTCAGAAGTTCTTAAAGTTCCAGTTGATGAACTTTTTGTAAAGGAAAATAGTTATTGAAAACTGTAAACAAAAATCGAATTCGAATCGATTTATTTTTTTGAATATAAGTTTACAAATTGCAAACTTTTTTTAAAAAGTGGGGGAGGTTAATTTGATGACTCAATTGTTAGTTGCACAAAAACCAGCTAGTCATCTGGTTTTTGTGGAGGGAAATACAGTTGTTACGGATAGTATCACAATTGCAAACGTGTTTGATAAACGTCACGCAGATGTTCTTCGCTCTATTCAAAATTTAGAATGCAGCATAGAATTCGCTCAACGAAATTTTGCGTTGAGCGAATACAAAGATGGAAGCGGAAAGCGAAATAAAAAATATTTAATAAGACAAGATGGATTGGTTTTCTTGGTTACCGGATTTACGGGTAGTAAGGCTGCTGAATTTAAAGAGCAGTTTATAAATGAGTTTAATCGAATGGAAGAGCAACTTAAAAAGCAACAATCGGATTTTCCTTCATCGCGTGAACAGTTCATTGCAACCATGAAATTAGCACTTACTCATGAAGAAGACTTGTCCCAAATTAAAACGGAAGTGCAGCAAATTAAAGTTGATCTGAACGAGCGTATGACAGTTGATTATAGTCAACAGATATCAATTAAAAATGCAGTTAGTCGTAGAGTGTATAAGGTTTGGGAGGATGGAATAGTAAATAGAAATATCCATGATACCAAACGAAAAGTATTTTCTGCACTTTGGAGAGATATTTACGCTTCGTTTGCTGTAAATAGTTATCATAATGTACGCCAGAAGGATTTTGATGAGGTAATAGATTACATAAAGGCTTGGCGTCCACGTTTAGTATAAAAGCTTGAATATAATAGGGAGGTTTTACAAGTGAATATTGATTTAAACAGTTTAGCAGATGGCGCAGTTGCAGAGAAAGTTGATGCAGAATTTCAGCGTGTCTTAAAAAATATGGCGGATCCAAACACAGATCCTACAAAGGCAAGATCTATCACATTGACTATTACTTTTAAAGGTAATAAAAACCGTGAAATATGGGAATGCACATCAAAAGTTTCATCAAAACTTGTAGCAGTAAAAGAAGTGGAATCTACATTCATAGTTGCTAGAGATAATAACGGTGATGTTGTTGGCCGAGAACTAAATTCTGGTGTGAAAGGTCAAATGTACATAGATGGTGATGGCGATGTATCTACTGATGTTGGGGAAAAAGTTACTACAGAAGAACAACCAATGCCTGCACCTACTGAAAGAGGAGTTGTAGATTTTCGCAAGCAAAAAACTAACTAATACATTGTAAAGGGGAAATAAGAAATGATTAAAGAAGCACTTCAATATTTAGTGAAACTAGGAAACGCAGAAACGAAAAAAATTGATGGCCAAACATTCTCAACACAACCACTACAGGTTGTTGAAGAACCAACAGCAAGAGCATTATTAGTTCGCAACTTATCTGGTCTAGTAGATTATGTGAAATCGAACTTTGATGTAGAAGAACAATTAATGATTCATATCGCAAGCCCTACCACGGTAAATTGCTTCACGGCGATTAACGGGAACTATAACCGCAGCACGTTTGTAAAAACAGAAGCATTAATTCCGGATTTTAATTTTGGACATTGGCATGATGTAGAAAATTTCATTATTAATCTTCAAGCAGCCTTTGTTAAAAATGATGATCGAGATGTAATGCTTAAGGTGGTTGGGAATATAACAGAAGAAAATGTAAAGACATATGGTGATAATGGTACTTCGCAAAGTGTCGTGGCGAGAAGTGGCGTTGCATCAGTAGCTGAAGTAGATGTTCCAAATCCTGTAGCTTTACAACCATATCGAACATTTATTGAGGTAGCGCAACCGGAAAGTGAATTTATTTTTCGTATGAAAGATGGCCCAAGATGCTCACTTCATGAAGCGGACGGTGGCGCATGGAAATTAGAAGCAATCAAAAATATTAAAGAATATTTAACTGCCGAATTAGCGGACGAAATTGAAAATAAAAAAGTGTTTATCATCGCTTAATAGCAATTTATATAACTTTCAGCTGCACCTATAAACGGTGTGGCTGGAATTGAGGTGAAATAGATGGGATTAGCCGATAGGGTACTTCCGGAGCATATACAAAGAGCCGGGACCTTAGAAAATCAGTTGCGCGAATACATGAAAAATCAAAAAATGTTAGAACAACAGAGTAATAGAGCAATGAATAATCGTGAGGTAACAACAGCATTAGAATTAAAAGAATTAAGCAATAAACAAAAAGAAGAAGCTGCAGCAGCAGAAAAAGAACTTATTGAATTATACAAGGAAAAGCAAAAACGAGATTATGAAAAAAATAAGGTGCTTGAAGTAGCGAATCGTCTGGAATCGCTAGGTGGTAACCCCAACGTAGTAGCAAAAATAAGAAAAAACGCATAAAAAAAGACCCGTCTCAGAAACGGATCATTTCGAAAATTTACATTTGCAATTATAACACAGTAAATGCACATGCGGCCAAAAATATGTGTATTTATAAAAATATAAAGATAAATAGATTAATTAAAAACTATATAGCTGGGAGCTGAAAGTAATGAATGATTTGTTGTTCGATAATAGTGAATGGTGTGATATCTGTAGTGCGGTAATCCCGACTGCTGATGTAAAAAGTATGCATATTGAAGGGTGCGAAAAAACGCTTTGTAAGTCTTGCCGTGGTGAAATGGAACTTAAATTAAAAGTAGTTGAAACATTAGTAATTAAAGATATGTTAACTACTCTGACAAAGGGATACGGGATGGAGTTTGTGCGCGAATTCGATTTAGTTAAAGCTGAACAATACGTGAAAGAAAATGAAATATCCTTAGTAATCGAAAAACGTGGAGGGAAGTTTAACCAGGAGAAGTTAGGTGAATTCGTATCTCTTTCGAAAAGTGAAATAGTATTGATTATACAATACTTACAAAAAAAGATTGGTACCCACTTATGGATGAATGCAGTTATTGGTGCGTTATTAGATAGAGGGCTTGTATATACGCTGCAGTTAGAAGAAGGTGTTCACGATGACGGAACAACTGACATTCTTGCTAGATGATCTTACAAATACAACTGCAGTAACAAAAAACGAAAAGATTATAAATGTTAGGGATAAAGCGCAGCCGTTTGATATAAGAAATGCTCATGCAAAGCACTTGCCAGGACGCGTAGGATTCGCTGATGTACTTGCGATTATTCCATGTGACGTATGGAGTGCAGACGAACTGCCGCGCTCTGTAAAGCAGGATAATCACTTTGATATGTATATCGACTATGTAACAGCGTTATGGCGGTATAGACGAGCGCAGGATAAGAGTTTCTTTTGGGATGAAGCAGAAGAGATTTGCAAAGCCGCTAGGGAATCGCAAGAACCGCAGCCGTTACGAATTTATTTTGATAGCGGATTTAAGCCGCAATATGTAACTAAATATTTGGAGGGTTAAAGATGAAAATTGTAGCAATTACAGTTCCGGTACCACACTTTATTAAAACGCCATTTGCAGTTGGTGATTGGGTAGTGTACGAGAATAATGATAGTAAAATGCTTGCGGAAGTAAAATGCATGGATGTAGAACCAAAAACAGGTCGTATTAAGATTCTTGGTATTTGGGGTAATTACAGTGTGATGACTGCAGGTGATAAAGGATGGCAATATGCAGATCATTGCCGTTTAGCAACAGAAGAAGAGCAGTATTGGGAAGAACGTCGCAGAGTCTTTGCTAAGAAGAAGAGAAGAAATAATGAATTTCGTTCGGGTGATTTTGTTACTGATGACCATAATGCTCTTACAGTATTACATCAAGATAAGGATACAGGCGTTGTAACGGTATATATTATTAACTCTGGTAAAAGATTAGATATTGAACCGCAGGATTTAGAAATACTATTCTTTGCAGAAGATGCTGCAGGGTGAGCAATAGTGCATCTAACGTATTTTGAATATTAGGAAAATAAAAGGTGAAACAGGATATTGCGTAAAGAGAAATTGATTGAAAAGTTAATAGCGTTAAAGTGTTATAGGACAAAGGACCGCCAATTGTGGGAATTGGACGAGCTAGAATTGGCGGTCTTACTCGTTATAACGATCATAAAACGGTTAAAGGAGAGCGGAACTATGAAAATTGAAATCTTATGTAATTGTGGAATGAATATAGCAGCGGAATTAAATAGAGCGGAGCAGGAAATGGAGAGTGCTGCAGTCCTTCCTATTATCGCTACAAAGGACAACGGGATCCAGGGTGTTATGGTTCAAACAACAGAAAAAGAAATTCAAGTTACATGTACAAATTGCAATGAATCCGCACGATTCTTATTAGAAGCAGAGGAAAGAGTAGAAGAAAGTCCCATTCTTGATTGGTCAAATGTCTCGTTAGCAAGTCAGGAGGGAGAATGATGAAATCTACATATAAGTACCATGTATCAAGTATCTTTACACAATGGCGTTGTAACTGCATTGTTACGCATGAAAATGAAAAAATGGCAAAATATCATTTTTACAAACAGTTGAAAAAACACGGGATTATTAATATGCCTTTTGAACAGCTGGAACCGTTTCTTACTTGTGAATATAAAGGTGTAGTTGATATAGCAACTTTATTTGGTAAAGAAGAGCCGTTTCGTAAAATGTGTAATTTTAGAAGAATCCCATTTGCAAAACGTGGAATGCGTGTCGAAGCGCAGGGAAGAAAAGGGACGATCGTCGGGAATTGTAAAAACGATTTATTCATTGTATTAGATGATAATCCTCATAAGTTCAGATTTAATCCACATTGGGAAATTGTTTACTTCAATGAAAAAGGTGAAATTATTAAAGATTATCGTAAAGGGGCATATGCACTATGAGACACACATCAAACCTATATGTAATTACTCCGGAAGAACTGCAGCAAACATTTGATATTACAGAACTGTTCGAAATGCAGAGAGAACTAGATAAACGAATTGGATATAAGGGTAACGATAAATTAGATATGTTATTTCGTGCGCTAATGGTAGAAATCGGTGAAGCCTGGAACGAAACAAGAGCCTTTAAAATGTGGAGTACGGGATTTGGAACGCCAAAAGATGGATTACTAGAAGAATTAGTTGACGGGTTCCATTTCTTAATGAATATCGTTATTGAATTGAATCGTCATACATTGAAACGAAAACTTGTATCTAATTTTTCAATACAATACATCATGAAGAAAAACATATCGAACGTAAATATGCTATTCGAATGGTATATGCAGGACATTTTAACTGCAAAACGTGCGTGGTGCCAATATAGGGATTTAAGTGTGACATTAACCCATTTACATAAAGCGTTCGGTATTTTCTTCCGTCTTTGCTATTTATATGGTTATAAGTTTGAAGATGTTGTTCGAGCTTATAAAGAAAAGAACAAGGAAAACTTTGTACGTCAAGCGAGTGGATATTGAAATGGAATCTACTATAGAACGTCGTAGGGATATACAGAAATTAGCACATGAATTATGGTGCAAACTAGACACGGCAGAAGAACAGTCAGTACTACATGACGATATGGATATCATGAATAAAAACGAAATGAAAATATATGATGCTCTTGAAAATTATTTAAAAGCTGAGGGTGTTTTTAATACTTAATACACTTTGTTTTTTTCGGAAAGAGGAAGTTAATATGAATCTTAGAAATCCAAACAATTACGCAAACATTAAACAAAAAATGAAAGGGAAAGAACAAAGGCAGAAAGGGAAAGAACATATTTTCAAAAGTAAGAAAACAAGGAAGAGAAAATAGAGGTGATGAAAGATGGATGCATGGAAATCAGTTCAATTGTTAAGGAAGTATGCAGCATGTCAAGAATGTGGAAATGAAAATGTTGGTAACGGTGAAGGTACTGTGGAAATTCAAGATGATACATTTAAGCGAACTTGTAAATGTGGTTGGGAAATCGAAGTTAAAGCTAAATAAACTAGTTGTTCTATAGTTTTTAATACAATTTGAATTTGGTAGAAAAGTAGGTGAGAAGTATGTGGGGAAGCACAAGTTTAAAAGATACTCTAGAACTAATTTGGTATTACAAGTGGGAGTTTTTAAAGGCGTTACTCCCTATAGGGATTCCGTTGTTTTTGCTCGGATTACTTACAGGATGGTTCGTGTGGGCGTGAAGCTAAACAAAAGCGTTATTTGGGAGGGAAAAGAAAGATGACTAAGTTAGAAATATTAAACAAACTAGCAAAGAATATCGAAAATTATAGTGGCGATAATGAAATCTTATATTTTGCACATGTCCCAAATACTGAAGAAAATATGATGCTGTTTTTAGAATTAACGGAAGAAGATGAGGAGATTATGGACGCAATTGATACTCCTGGAAAAATAGATTTAACACCAGTTTGTTGGAAATATTCGAATTGGTTCACTGGTGAATGTTTTATCTATAAAAACTAAACAAAATAGTTATTCGGGAGAAAAGAGGTATGTAAATGAAATACCAAGATATAAGAGCAGATAAATCGCTTTGGGAGAAGAAGCATCTTGAAGGTGTAGGTGAGGTGCTTCTTGTTGAAGAGAGTTATTATGACTGGATTGCAGAATGTGTTGAAAAAACAAATAAAGCCCAAATGAAATTCTACAAAGTGATGTTTGGTTTCGGGGAAAATATAAAAGTCATTAGGGCGAAGAGTCGATTTGAAGCGGTTGGATATTACTTAATGGATGTTATAGGTTTTGGGGATATTCATGATGTTGTTGTTGAAGAAATGGATCCGAATGAAAAAGTTGAGTGGGAATGTATTGGATTCCCTGTTTATAAAACGTTAGAAGAAATTCATATGGAGAAAGAAGTAGGTTGGTCGGATGATACGCCATATCTAGTGGTAGGACTAGAAAACTAAACAAAATCCTTATTTGGCAGGTGAAGGGAATGAATATTAAACCAATGTCTTCAAAAGAATTGAATGAGTTCGGTAAAACATTTGCTGCAGGTTTTATAAATGGTATTGAGAAATCGGAAAGTAGAATGAATACGGAACGAATTGAAGCTGCCGAAGAGTTACTTGAAGATATGAAGGAGTGCTTTTTGGACGGAACATCTTTAAGAATTGAAGAAAATGATTTTAATCTCGTATCTTGGTTGATTGAAGAAGTGAAGCGTAAATATAAATAAAAGTTTTATTCTTTAGCAAAGGGGAATTACAGTAATGGCAAACCGTAAGAAACAAAAAATCAAAAAATATATTAATCGCCGCGCTAAACAATTTGATAAACATAGAGTAGATGCAGCATGGCGAAATATATTTGTAAAACGTGGGGTTATTAAATAGAAAGAGAGGGAGCAGCATGGGATACGGAAATAGAGGAATGGCATTTGAGCTTTTATTAAACATAACATGCCGTATGTATAAATCAGCGAATATAGGTATTTTCAATAAACGTCCAACACCGGTGAAAGTTATAAAAACGAATAAAAAAGGCGAAATAACAAAAAGTGCATGGGAAAGTAAATCTACAGTAGATTACGATGGTGTATATAAGGGAAGAGCAGTGTACTTTGAAGCGAAATCTACAAAAGAAACAACAAGATTTCCGTTAGATAATATAGGTAGACATCAAATTGATTATTTAAAAGATACGCAAGAGCAAGGAGCTATTTGTTTCTTTTTAATAGAATTCAGAGAAGATCAGATTATCTATTTTGTTCCGGTTTCATTAGTAGCGGAATACTATGAAGCTATGTTATACGATGGTGCCCGTAAATCAATTCCGAGGGAAGAATTTGAGAAACATGCGTATGTAGTAGAAAGAACTGATCGTGCTCTTGTAGATTACCTGGTACATGTCGATAAATTAGAATGGCCAATCTGCAGCTGATGGAACAAACGAATAGTATTAATAGTAAAACCGTACGCATAAAGATAATAGATTTACAGGACCATCATTGTAATAGATGTGAGTATCAATACAAACCAAGTCATTGTTTACATAATTGTGATATAGGTAAACAGATAAATAAATTAGGTACTGCATTAGGGGGAACCTATGTAGGTGACAAGCCGAAAAGAAGAACGAAAGTAGAATGGGATGTATTATGTGAGAAAACGTTAAAAATGCTAGAGAGTGGAATGACAAAGGTGCAGATAGCGAAGGAACTTGGTATAAGAGACCCAAGTTATATAAGCGAGCAATTGAAAAAGCGAAATCTAAGATGAAATTTCACATACCGTATTAAAAGGATAAATAAAAAATAATGATAGTAATAGTCCGCATTTAGAGGGCGTTGATTATGCATAGGAAAGCATTTCTTCCTATATATAATTCAGCGTCCTCTTTTTATATAAAAGGAGGAACCTGGCTTATGAAAGATTTAATGAAGCAGTATACCGAAACAAGAAAGCGATTAGAAGCATCTAAGGTTGGCGCAACAGAAAAGGATATAAGTATTATTAATGGAATGATTAGCGATATTAATTATGCCCTGGAATGGATGCGTACTGCTAAACAGCCAGGTAAAAAAAGAGGGATTGAACGTAGGGCTGCATATCAGCGAGAAAGACCATGTGATCCGTTATTAATGCAAAGATATACACGTAGTACTGAAATGCCGATATATGAATGGGATACAGAAGCGAAAGAGAGCGTTATTTCTGAATGGGATCGTATACAACTGGAAGATGCATTATCAACATTGACCGAAAGGGAAAAGGAAATATATGTAATGTCTAGAGGGTATGGATTTACACAGGATAAAATTTCTAATTATTTGAATGTGAAAAGAACTACTGTTCAAGAATATTTAAAAAGAGCAGATAGAAAGATTGGTGAGCGATTAAGTGGAAGTTTATTTTGTATATGTTAGTATTCTTCTGTTTAAAAAATGTCGAAATTTGTCGTCAAAAAGCCACCTATATATGAACAGCCGAAACCAGTTACTGCAGATAAGTGATTGAGTGAACCTATAGCGTTGCTCTTCCTTATTCGCGAGATAGTTTAAGTTGCATACAAGTAAGAGGTTACGAGCCTTACTGTATGTTGTTCTGATTTCAATCGTAATTGAAATAGTCTTCAAAACTTCATTAATTTAAACGGTCTAAACGGAGGAGAGCTTCTGTTCTCCTTTAAGTTGATACCTGCCTACCTTTAGGGTGTCAATTTAAAGGGGTACGGAAAGATGTCCCGATATAAAATTAAAAAATTCCTGGGAGAACTTTTGCTTCTCTCATAGCCACTGACGCAAGGCGCGTAGTCAAATTTAAAAAATGTAAGAGTGCGGTGGCTATGAGAAGAGTAAAAGAAACATATACAGAAATTAAAGTACCCAAAACGGGTGCTTTTTCTTTGTTATATAGAAATTACACATTAAACATAAATTTTAACTAAGTGGACATTTGAATAGGAGGATGAAGTATGGAATTAACAATAGAAGGATTAGAACAATGTTTTAATGAAGCGAAAAATGCAGAAGCTAATTATGTAGCTGTGCAAATCGAAATGGATGAATTCCCTAGTGATGAGTTAATCATTAATGACAAACACAATATCGCTTTAAAGCTAGAGTATTACAAAAAAACTTATAACGAAGACTTAGAACATAGATACGCTCCAGGGATTCGTATTGTAGGTTATACGTATGGACACTCGTTATCCGGAATACAACGCGAATTAGGATTGCTACTATAATAATGATTAAACCAATAGCGATTATCGTAGGCGCTGCTGTAATTTTGGTGGTGTCTTATTTGTTATTAAAGCAAGATAAGTAGAGGCGATACGTTTGGAAGCAGAATTATTAAATAAGGTAATTGGTGTTAATGATGCTCACCTTATTAGTGGGCTTTCTCCTGGTCATATAAAGAATCTATGTGCAGCAGGTGCTATTGAGTCTAAAAAGATTGGGCAAACGTGGATAATAGATAGAGAGAAGTTTAAGGACTGGTTTGAATGCTCCCGAAATAACAAAACAAACTCAACACAAACCAAATATTGTAAGAGGTGATAATAGTGCCAAATGTACAATATACTGCTCATGCAAATAATGAAAGTAAAGATGCTACAGAATATGTAAATGCACTAGCTTATATATCTACATTTTTATTAGCTTGTTCTGATCAGAAGGTTATCGATAAATTATTGACTCAATCCAATGAAAAGGAAGCAGAATTAATTAAAGGTATTTTGAGTGGATTGCAACTGCGTATGTCCGAAAATGAGTGTCTCAAAAACAAAACGTTATGAGACACTTAATATATGAGCCTTAAAACCTATAAAAATGGTATAGAATTTGTCTCAAAACTATGTCTCAATTAATAATTGATTTTGATACAGGAATTTGATACACTTTTTATATCAAATGACAAGGGATGATGGTGCATGATATTCGGATATGCTAGGGTTTCTACTAAAAAACAAAATTTAGATATGCAATTGGATGAATTAAACCGTTATGGTTGTGAAGAAATAGTTACAGAAAAAGAAAGTGGAGCTAAAAAGGATAGAAAAGAGCTTCAATTATTACTTGGCAAACTTCGAAAAGGCGATACATTAGTTGTTTACAAGTTAGATCGTTTAGGCAGAACCATGCACCAGCTAGTTAATTTATTGCAAGAATTTAATGATAAGGAAATTCACTTTGTTTCTATTAAAGATGGAATTGATACATCTACAACAATGGGAAGATTCCTGTTCCATATATTCGGTGCAATGGCTGAAATGGAACGAGAAGTAATTAATGAACGTGTTGTTAGTGGTGTAGCTGCTGCAAAAGAACGAGGGAAACAAGGCGGTCGTAAACGTGCTCATACTCCGGAACAAATAGAGGGTATGTTAAAAATGGTTGAACAAGGTTTACCTAAAGTTGATATCTGTAAGATGTTCAATGTTTCGAGGGCTACCTTGTATAGATATATAAATGAAAATGAAAAAAATACGAAAAATTTAAAGTAGCGGAATTCGCTGCTTTTTAAAGAAAAAAGCCCTAAACGGGGCTAGATACTTTTCTTCATACCGCATTTACGGCATTCTCTTAAATAGATAAAATCTTTAACGGAACTTTTGAATGCGGTATTTCCGCAATTATCACAGCGACCGCTGATTTTATCAGGATGTTCTGTGTATGTGTATATCTTGCTTAGATCGTACTTTTGTTCAGGTTGTTTATTCTCCATTAGTTTCACCTACATATCAATCTGAATTAATACAGCTTAAATATAATAACACGAAGCGTTCACATAGTGGATGCTTTTTATTTTGTAAAGCAATTAGCGTGAGGTGGTGTAAATGGAAGAAGAAAATATAAACGTTCCTACATGCTCTGTTTGTAATGAGCCGTGCATGTGGACATTAAAAATGCCATTAACTATTACTCATTTTGATAAAATATATATCCGTGAAGCGAATACGGGTAATTCTCATATATGCATTGAGTGTTTAGAGAAGGAAGTGCAAACAATTGGATAAGGGGGCAGGTGTTATGTAATTATGGCCAGACAACGAAGTCCAGACCGTAACAAAGCGTATGAAATATTTAAAGAACATAACGGTGATATTACGAATCGTAAAATTGCCGAGTTATTGTCTACATCCGAACGAACTGTTAATGAAAAAACAGTAGGAGGATGGAAAACAAAAGATAAATGGATACAGCAATTAAATGGAGTACTCCATAAAAATGAACGGAGTACTCCAAAGAAAGATACGGAGTACTCCAAAAAGAAACCAGGAGCACCCAAAGGTAATAAGAATGCTGTAAACAATCGTGGTGGAGCTAAAAAGGGTAATAAAAATGCTGTTGGTAATCCCGGAGGATCTGCTCCATTGAGAAATGGTAATGCTGCTACTCATGGTTTATATAGAAAGTACTTACCACAAGAATTATATGATCTAAAAGAAGAACTTGAGGAAGCCATTAACAATGACCCGTTATCGATTTTATGGGAAAGTATAATGCTGCAGCACGCTCAAATCATTCATGCTCAACGTATTATGTTCGTTAATAATAAAGAGGACATGACAAAGGAACTACGAAAGAAAAAACTTAGTGAAAGTGGATTCGAAGAAGAGTGGGAAATTCAATTTGCTTGGGATAAACAAGCAAGTTTCTTAAATGCTCAATCTAAGGCGCTTTCTACTTTGTCTGCTCTTATTAAAGATTTTGATAGGTTAGCTAATATAGATGATGAGCGGCGTGCTAAACTTGAATTTATACAGGTTCAAATCGATAAGATTAAATCTACTACTAATAATGATGATAATAATATTGAGCCGGTTGTCATTGTTGATAATATCAGTGGTGATTTAAATGTCTAAAAAACAAATCGATGAAATACTTCCGCCAGCATTTCATCAAGTTTGGTTAGCCCGTAAATGTGAATCGATATTAAAAATTGTTTGTAAGGGCGGTCGTGGTTCGGGTAAATCTACTGATATATCCATTTGTATCGTTATGGACCTTATTCAGTTTCCTATTACTGTCCTTTGTATACGAAAAGTAAAGGATACAATAAGAGAGTCCTGCTATGAGCAAATAAAAGAAGCCATAGAGATCTTAGGTGTAGAGCATTTATTTCGTTTTAAAGAAAGCCCGATGGAAATCATTTATAAACCGCGTGGAAACAAAATCATATTCCGTGGTGCTGATGACCCTGCCAAAATCAAATCTATTAAAATAGCAAAGTATCCAGTTGCTATTGCATGGTTTGAAGAATTGGCCGAGTTTAAATTAGAAGAAGATGTTTCTACTATAGAGAAATCTATTTTGCGTAAAGAATTACCGAATGGATTACGATATAAAATGTATTATTCTTATAACCCACCGAAGAGAAAGCAGTCATGGGTTAATAAGAAGTTTGAAACGCAATTCAAACCGAAAAATACATTTGTACATCATAGTACATATCATGATAATCCTCATATTTCTAAACAATTCGTGGAAGAAGCAGAAGAAACAAAAAGGCTGAAACCACAGCAATATGAACATGAATATGAAGGGAAACCGACAGGCAGCGGTGTTGTTCCATTTAGTAACCTCACATTCAGACGTATTACAGATGAAGAAATTAAAACATTTGATAATATACGTCAAGGGATTGATTGGGGTTATGGGAATGATGCGCTGTCTTTTGGTCGTATGCATTATGATAAAACACGAAGAAAGCTTTATATATTCGGTGAAATACATGGCGTTAAAATTAGTAACCGTTCGTTAGCTGAAAAGATTAAGCAGCTTGGCTGGGATGATGTAGAAATAATTGCGGATTCATCGGAACCAAAATCAATTGATGAAATGAAAAACGATCATGGTATTAAGAGAATCAAGGGAGCAGTTAAAGGTCCTGGTTCTGTTGAATACGGGGAAAAATGGTTAGATGATTTAGAAGAAATTATAATCGACCCCGAACGTTGTCCGAAAACTGCAGGTGAATTTGAAAATATTGATTATGAAGTTGATAAAGACGGTAATCCGAAAAATAGATTACAAGATAAAGATAATCATAGTATCGATATGACCCGTTACGCATGTGAGGACGATATGAGTAAACGTAAAGTAGTTATGGGTGGAAAGGTTAAAAGAGTGTAGTCGGACATTAATTGTTCGGCTATTTCTTTTGCTCTTTATTAATAGAAGAAAGGAGGACATACAAACGTCATGAGCGACAAGAAAACCATAAAGAATGTAAAAGTATTCGGAATTAACAAAGCTGCAGACGATCCGAAAAATAAGGAAGACCACAGCAAACAAATGACTGTTGATCCATTCGCGCAAATATATGGTGATAAGGGATTAGTTAAACCACCTTATGATATGGCGGCATTACTGGAAATAAAGGAAAGTAACCCGATTCATTCTGCTTGTATTAGTGCAAAAGTCGATGATATTGCAGGTGTCGGTTTTGACTTTGCTCCTTTTGAAGAAGTGAAAGAAGCAGCAAGCCAGGAGCAATATAAAAAGTTAAAGGAATTCATGCGGAATTGTAATCCGGAAATGACGAGTTCCGAAATTATAAGGGCTGTATGGGACGATTACGAAACAGTTGGCTGGGGCATTATTGAAGTTGTTCGTAATAACAAGGATGAACCGTCGGAACTATATCACATTCCAGCTCAAACGGTTCGTGCTCATAAAGATAAAGTACGCTTTGCACAAATTGTAAATAACAAAGAACGATGGTTTAAAAAGTTCGGTTATCCAGATGATTATAGCCTTGTGGATGGTCGTCCTTTAGGTGAGAAGGATATTGCAGAAAACGGAACAGAAAAAGCCGGAGAAGTAATTGTTATTCGCAAATTCGGTTCTCGTTCTTCTTATTATGGAATACCTAATTACGTTAGTTCTATCGGTTCAATAGTAGGCTCTCAAGCAGTGAGAGATTATAATATTAACTTTTTTACAGGAAAGACAATCCCAGATGCTCTGCTATTCCTTGAGGGAGTCGATGAAATAGATCAAGGGACGGAAGATGAATTAAAAGCATTTTTCTCTGCAGAAACAAAAGGAGAGCATCATAAGTTAGCCGTGGTTCCTGTACCGCCAGGGGCAAAAGCTAGATTAGAAAAAGTTAGTCCAGATGTAAAAGAAGGTAGTTTCCGTTTATATAAGCAGGATAGCGCAATGGAAATATGCGTAGCGCACCGTGTACCGCCTTATCGTATCGGTTGGGCTATGACAGGTTCATTAGGGCAAACAACTGCTAAAGAAATGAACGAGATGTACAAACGTTCTATTATTGAGCCTGGCCAAGAAATCTTAGAACATCGATTGAATAATCAATTGTTCCGTGTATTTGCTGAAATACTAGGCGGTTTAGATTGGTATTTCAAATTAAACGAAATTGATACGGATGATCGTGAAGCTGATATGCAATATGCAGCTGATGGTTATGAAAAACGTATATTAACACGTAATGAATCCCGTAAAGTAGTAGGATACGAACCAGTAGCAGATGGGGATACATTCTTTGAAGGTGGAACGGCTGCTTCTCAATTCGAACCTATTGCAAAATCTGCAGATAATGAGAAAGAGAACATAATTGCTATTAATACATTTAGGGAAAAGCATGAAGAAGTAGAGAAGGTTATGCAAAAGAAGGTAGCTGATTTTTTTCCGGACAGGGAAATAGGCTCCTAAACCTGCTTCCCGTAATTCCTATAAAGAAAGCAGATGAAGAGATTAATCTTGTAATTGCAGAAGCAGAAGTTGATGAATTTCTTGATAGTGTCGATTGGGATGAAGAACGACAAATGTTTGTTGATGAAGTTACAGACACGCTGCAGGATGATGTAACAGAATTTGTACAAAGTGCCATTGCATCAAACGGTTTAACTTGGATGGTATTAGATCCAATTGGTGACATTGCTGCCAAATGGGTAGCTGCTTATGCTTTTGAATTAGCAAAAGGAATCCATGAAACCACTAAAGATAGATTAAGAGAAACAATGTTAAAGAATCTTAGTGAGGGAATGGGAGTCGATGCATTAAGTGTTTCTATTGCAGATGTAATGTCAGAAGCAAGTAACTACAGAGCAATGATGATTGCGCGTACAGAAACAACATATGCAATGAATTACGGCAATTTAATCGCTTATAAGGGCGCAAATAGAAATAAGAAAACATGGCTTACTGGAAATGATGAGCGTGTTTGTAAAGAATGTGGTGGTTTACATGGGGAAACGGTAGATATTGATGATCTATTTAGCAATGGAAAGATGTGTCCACCAGCTCATCCACATTGCCGCTGTACTATGATTTCAGAAGAGTAATAAAATACACCTATTTGATTGGGGTTTCATCGTCAAAACGTATACGGCTTTAAATTGGCTGCTATGCGTTTTGACAGTGGAACCCCAATTTTTATAGGGAAGGAGGTAAAACGATGGGTTACGAACTAAAAAACGCCAATATTAGTTATGTTTCATTGGTTACAAAGGGCGCTAACGGTCGTCAATTTGCCATTATGAAGAGCGCGACTGCTAAACAACCAAATATATCAAAGCAAGTTCCAATCCTTAAAACAGAGGAAGAGAAGCAACTTGTTACAGGCGTGGTATATGAACCGGATGTAGAAGATTCGCACGGGGATACAATGACTGCAGAAGAAATTGAAAAGGCTGCATATACATTTATGGAAAATTACCAACACATCGATAAACAACACGATGAAATTGCTGGTAAAGGAACCGTTGTTGAAAACTGGATTGCTAAAAGCGATATGACAGTAGGCGAACAAGAAGTAAAAGCAGGAACGTGGCTTATGACTGTTCGTGTTGATGATACAGACACCTGGGAAGAAATTAAAAAAGGTGAAGTTACCGGTTTTTCAATGGGTGGATTTGGTGAACGTGTAGAAATCGCGAAAGCAGATGATCTTACTCATGAAGAGAAAGGTATTATTCGTAAAATGGTTGGTTTCTTCAAAGGTGAGAAACACGAAATTAAAAAGGGTGAAGTGAAAGATCGTTTCGTAGATGAAAGACAGAACCGCGATTTACGTGCCGTTTTTAATTTGTTCGAAGATGTGTTCTATTGGGAGATTTGGGAGAATAATCCCGATATTGACCGAATGACAGCTGCTCTTGATGATATGAAGGAAATCCTCTCTTCTATTAAAGGTGGTTATACCATCGCGAAATCAGAAGATAGTGTACAAGCAGAGAGCATTGTATTAGAAAGTATTAAAAAAGCTGGTAAAGTATTATCCCAAAAGAATCATGCGAAATTAGATGAAGCACTAGCTTTAATTAGCGAAATAAAAGAAGCTGCTTCACCAGAGGAGGAAGAGGAAATGAAAGCAGAAGATATTGCAGAGATTGTTAAACAGGCAGTAGAGCCACTAGCTACTAAGTTAGAAAAGATTGAAAAACAAGTGAATGGTGAAGAAGTAGAACTGACACCAGAAGAGCAAACGGATGAAGAGAAAGTTGCGGCAGTCGTCCAAAAAGCATTAGAACCATTTGCTGAACGTCTTGAAAATATCGAAAACGCTACTTCTATTCGTAAAAGTTTAGATCCAGATGAAGAATATACACCAGGGCAACAACCAATTAAAAAATCTGTATGGACAGGAATTAACCTGTAATATAAGGGGGAAATATTAACATGGGAACAACGTACAACAATAAAGATTTATTACAACGTGTATCTAGAATTGAAAAGACAATTACTACAGGTTCAGTTTCTTCTGGTTTATTAAACCCGGAGCAAAGTAAAGAATTCTTTAGAATGGCATTTGACGCAACTCCATTCTCTCAATTACATCGAAAAGAAATGCGTAAAGCAAAACAAGGTGTACTTGATAAAGTCGGTATCGGTGGTCGTATCCTACGTAAGAAAACAGAGAATAAAGATGATGAGTACCGCGCAGGTGTTACAACATCTACTATTCCTTACAATACAAAAGCACTACGTCTACCTTGGGAAATTACAGAAGAAACTCTTCGCGAAAATATTGAGGGTGAAGGATTTGAAGATACTGTAATGACTCTTATGTCATCCCAAACTGGTGTTGATTTAGAAGATTTACATTGGAATGGTGATGTTGATTCATCGGATCCATTCTTATCAATTAACGATGGTTGGTTAAAGAAGATTTTAAAATCAAAAGAATCACATATTATCGACCACGCTAAATTAGTAACTGGTACAGGGGAAGAAGCAAAAGCAAATGGATTTGGTAAAGGTTCAATCTTTGCTTTATCTGGTGTTATGCCAAACAAATATAAGAATAGTAATTTGCGTTGGATTATGTCGCCAAATCGTAGAGAAAAATGGATTGAATATTTAACAAACCGCCCTACAGGTGCTGGTGATGCTGCATTACTTGGAGCGGGAGATCAAGTTAATAAACCGATGGGATACGGAATTGTTACAGTTCCATCTTTAACGGATGATGTAATTATTCTTGCAGATCCACGTAACTTTATTGCTGTTAACACATATGAAACACGTATTCGTAAAACAACAGAAGGTAAATCTGCAGTAATGGAAGATAAACGATTCTATGTAATTCACTTTGATGATGATGCTGTAATTCAAGAATTGGATGCAGTTGCTATCCTTACAAATATTCCTGATACGTTCGGTGCTTAATAGCCGGGCGTATTTTTATGGATTGAGGTGTAACTTATGAAAGTAATTAATCTTCTTTTAGGTGGTACTTATACTGCTTACGGGCAAACGTTTAAGAACGGCCAGGAGGAAACAGTAGCAAATGATAAAGCTGATTACCTTGTAAGTACGGGGCATTTTGAACTTGTAAGAGAAATCGATAAGAAAGAGAAGGATAAATAATGGATATTACCGTGCAGGACATTAAAGACCGCGTAAATGTGCAGAAAATGCCCGATACGGTTATTCAAGAATTAATAGATCACTATGCTGTTATTACAAGGAAGTATTTAAGAGTTAAGCCAGCTAATCCGATGAAAGAAACCATCCGGACAAGTAAGTTGGCTTGGCTTTCTTTCCCTGCTGAATTTATAGCAAAAGTAACTCATATTAGTTCTAAACAAGATATGACCGATTCTATTACTGTAAATGGGCGTATTGTTTATGGTTTATCCGAAAATCAATTATACGAATTCGAATATAAGATGCAAGATTATGATGATCTGCAGGTACTTATGAGGAAATGTATTATTGATTTGGTTATTTCAGCAGTAGTTCGTGCTAAATTACAGCGAAAGGGCATGAAGACTTCAGAAAACATTGGTGATTATTCGTACCAGATTAGCCCAGAAACGTTAGATGAACCTGCTACAAACAATAAGATACTCAATGGTTTAAAACCGTTTAGAGCAAGAGTTAAACCGGTGATAGCTACATGAGTATGTACTTTGACGATGACGAAATGGATGATTTATATATTCATGAAGTAGTTGTAAAAAGAAAAGAGAAAAAGAAACAATCCTCTGGTAATTATGCAGAAATAGAAGAAGACATTTATGAGAATATGATTTGCCGTGTAACTACTAATTCTGCTGCTGATAACGAGAGATTTAAGCGTGATAAACAGAATTTCGATACAACCTTTAAGATATATGCACCTGCTTCCTACAAAATCAAACCTAATGATCGTATTCATTTCAAAAATGAAGAATTAGGTGTTGATTATACGTTTGAAGTAAAAGGAGAACCGCGTAATCCTGCATTTATGAATCATCACATTGAGATTTTTTGCGAAAAGGTGTGATGTTATATGGCAAACTCAGTAGAAATTGAGTTTTCAAGCAATATGGAGCAGGTAAAGGCACAGATTAATAACTTATGTGTCGAAAGAGTAACCGGAGCTACAATCCATTTGCAAAATCAAGTTAAAAAGAATCTCACAGGTAGCCGTAGCGGTAAACAATACAAGATACCACATACAAGCCGTAAATATATTGCATCCAAACCAGGTGAAGCTCCTGCTGTTCGTACTGGTGATTTGTTGAATTCTATTAAGTACAACATTAAAAGGTCACAATCAGAAGTATTGGGCGCAGTAGGAAGTGACTTACAAAAAGCAATATGGCTTGAAAATGGTACAAGTAATATGGAAGCCCGTCCATTCCTATTAAAAACATTTGAGAGAGAACGCAGGGAGCTGAAAAGACAGATGGGAGGGTGATTATATGTCTACTGCTATTGCAGCTATTAGAATGCTTGTAGAGAATGATGAAATAATAAAAGCCAATCTATCGGAATACGGTGAAGGTGAAGACAAAGGTCCTGCTCTTACATTTCAAACTGCACAAGATGATATGGAAATGCCTTATGTAGTTATGAGAATTGAAGCAGATAATCCAGATGACGTTGAAATTATAGATCGTATGATTCTAAATTTCGATGTGTATTGTGATAATGGGGATTATGATAAGGCAAAGTTAATTGCTACACGTATTGAGAAGTTACTAGATAGAGAAGTTGGTTTAAAGGATGATGGGATACTTTCTATTCATCGTGCAGGTAAATTACCAGTACCGGATGAAGACCCATCTATCATTCATATAAATGTAAAATTTCTTGTCCGAACCATACGAACGGACTTGTATTAGGGGGTAGAACAAATGAGCTGGAAATTACTTAATGGTGTTCGTGAAGGAACTACTGATAATTTCGTTATTGGCCCTGGTGTTATGTATAAGAATTTTAAAAGTGTAAAAGAACTAGGAGAAATGGTTGGAGCAACTACAGGTGGTACAAAAGTGGGCTTTGATCGTGAGTACCATGATGCAGATATTGATGGTGTACTAGGTAAAATGGTGCGTGGTAAATGGTTATTAAAAGATGAACCGCATATTGAACTTACATTAGTAGAATTTACAAAAGAAAACCTGCAGTTAGCTTTACCTGGAATGACAGTAGATTCTACAACAGAAACTGATTACGATATTATGAAGCCTTCAAATGAAATTCCTGACTCAAGTTATCACGATATCGCTTTAATTGGAATGATTTCCGGAAGTACTGTTCCAATTATTTTCGTTGTTCGTAATGCATTAGTAGTTTCATCTATTGAAGTTGATTTGAAAGATGGTAAGGGAACAGTTGGTTTGAAATGTAAGTTTATTGGTCATTACAGTGAATCTGCACCAAATACACCGCCGTACGAAATCTATTTACCAAAGAAAAAGAAAGCAGCAGCACCTGTTAAAGCGCCGGCTACCGCATAAATGGTAGTCGTTTTTTTATTACATAAAACTAGCTAAATGCTAAAAGGAGAGAGCGAAATGACTTCTATTTTAGAAAAAATGATGAACAATGGTACGGAAATAACAATCATGGGTGAGACAGTAGCAATGCGACGATTAAACGTAACGGACGTTTGGCGATTCGCAAAGATTATTTCGAAGGTTGGACGCAGCGCGATAGCTAACTTTGCTGATTTCGGTAAGGATAAGCAAGAAATGGATGAATTAACTAAAGTAGCTGAATCTCTTCCGGAAGAGGAAAAGCAAGCGCAATTAGCTGCCCTTAAAGAGAAGCAGCAACAAAAAGGATTAGAATTTGCTTTTCGTGTTTTAACAATGATTCCTGCTTGTGAGGATGATTTTACAGAGTTCTTTGCTAGTTTATTAAAAGTAAAAGCAGAAGAGTTTCGCCAGTTTCCTCCAGAAGCGATGGTTGCTGTTATACAAGGGTTATTAGAAAGTGAGGACCTAATGACTTTTTTCAACCAGGTCAAGGGACTAGTGAAAGTTCAGAGCGAGAAATGGAGCAAACCAGCAGCGGCACAGATCCAAGCGTAAACGAGAATACAAATGAATATTTAGAGGAAGCAGAGCAAAATATGTTACGTGCTTTCGATAAGATCCAAAAACGGTATGGGTGGACAGATGAATATGTCTTATCCATACCTTATTCGCGTTTAATGGATTTATTTTCTTTTATTGCACAAGAAGAGCAGCAAGAAGAATTAAACGAGTGGAAGAAGATGGCGTTCATCGGATTTCAAACCCGTCAATTAGAAGAAGGAACTACTTTTAACGATTATCTTCAAGCATTCGGGCTTGCTGGTTCTCAAGAAGATACAGATTCCTCTTATGAGATAGGTGAAGTGTGGACGAAAGAAGAATGTGAAGCGCACGTTGAACAAATCATGGCTCAATTCCAAGATGACGATGAGGAATAAAAAGGGTAATAAACCCCAGCGAAGGGGGTGCGTAAATGCTCGCTGAAATGTTCCAGTTGTTCGGAACAATTGGTATTAAAGCAGAAGGTGCTTATAAGGATTTACAACAATTTGAAGACCGCGTACAACAAACTGCAAATGGAATGCATGATAAATTCCAAAAAGCAGGAGAGTCGATTAGTCATGTAGGTAACAAAATGAAAGATGTTGGTACTAACATGACTGCTGGTGTCTCATTACCTTTAGCTGGTATTGGTGCGGCGGCTATTAAAGTAGCATCTGATTTTGATACATCTCAAAGAAACATCCAATCTTCTTTAGGACTTACTGAAAAAGGTGCGGAAAACTTAGGGAAAATCGCAAAGGAAACTTGGAAGGATGGATTTGGCCAAAGTATTGAAGAAGTAGATCAGTCGCTCGTAAAAGTGTATCAGAACATGAAAGAAGTTCCTTACGATGAATTAGAGGAAGCAACCAAAAGTGCTATGACACTAGGTAAAACTTTTGATTCTGATATCAATGAAGTTACTCGTGGTGCAGGACAGTTAATGAATCAATTCGGTATTTCCTCCAAAGAAGCGTTTGATTTATTCGCTGCAGGTGGACAAGAAGGATTGAACTATTCAAATGAAATGTTTGATAACGTAGCTGAATACGCGCCATTGTTCAAACAAGCTGGATTCTCTGCTAACGAAATGTTTACCATTATGGCAAACGGAACCCGTGACGGTTCTTATAACCTAGATTATATAAACGACTTAGTAAAAGAATTTGGCATTCGTGTGCAAGATGGATCTAAGGGCGTATCTGATGCCTTTGCAGAAATGGATCCCAAAACTCAAAAGATTTGGGAGAATTTCAATAATGGTAAGGGAACTGCTGCAGATGTATTCAATGCTGTATTAGCTGATTTAGGTAAAATGGATGACAAAGTAAAAGCCAATCAGCTTGGCGTTGCTGTATTCGGAACGAAATGGGAAGATATGGGCGCCGAAGTTGTTTTAGGGCTTAATGATGTGAACGGAGCACTTGGTGATGTTGATGGAGCCATGGGTAAAATGCAGAAGACTCAGCAAGAAGCTTTTGGTGTTCGTTGGCAAAAACTAGTTCGTACTACGATGGCATCATTAGAGCCACTAGGAAAGGCAATTATCGATATTGCAGAAGTGGCGCTTCCTCCAATTATAAAAGCCGTGGAATTAGCAGCAAAAGCTTTTAGTTCTATACCAAAGCCAATCCAAATTGGTATCGTAGCAATTTTAGGTATGGTTGCTGTATTAGGACCACTAATTGCCATGATGGGATTCATGACAAGTGGAGTTGGGGCATTTGTTGGATCATTGAGATTCCTAGTACCAATTCTTACTAAGGTGCCATTATTATTTACAGGCATTCTTAAGGTTGGACCTAAACTTATTGGAATGTTTGGCGCAATAGGTAAAGCACTCGCTATACTTGGAAGATCCGCAATGACATTACTCATGAATCCCTGGACAATTGCAATATTAGCCGTTGTTGGATTGGTTTACTTAATTTACAAAAATTGGGATTCTGTCGTTAAATATACGAAGCAAGCTGTTAAATGGATAGGTGATGTATGTTCTAAAGGATGGGATGCTACTGTAAAAGGGGCAAAATCCGCTTGGAATGGATTATCTAAGTTCTTTTCTGGCTTCTGGGAAGGTACGAAAAAAGTCTTCCATGCATCCGTATCATTTTTGGGTAAACTCCTGGAAGGAGCATGGAAAGGCATTACTGCAGCTATAAAATGGCATATCAATACTTGGAAGAAAATATTCGAAGTTGGATGGAATGTCATTAAATTTCTATTTAATGCTGCTTTAAATGCTATAAAAAGTGTTGTTAAATTTGCCTTAGAATTCATTAAGAATGTAATTTCATTTTATATAAAAGCGTATCAAACGATTTTTAGAGTTGGATGGAATGTCATTAAGACAATTTTTACTACTGTCCTTAACTTTTTGAAATCGTTTGTTCGTGCTGCATTCGAATTTATAAAAAGTGTTATTTCTACAGTGATGAATGCAATTAAAACCATTATTTCTGCAGCATGGAATTTTATAAAAACAGTATTTGTTACTGTTTTGAATTTCATTAAAACCACTGTTCAAAATGCGTTTAACTTTATTAAAAATATAATCATTAACGTAATGAATGCGATTAAGAATTTCATTCAAGCGGCATGGAACTTTATTAAGGATACGATCATTGGAGCCGTTCGAGCCTTTGTTAATTTCGTAGTTGATAATTTTAATAGACTTAAAAATACTATTTTTAGTGTTGTTGGCGCTATTAAAGATTTCATAGTAAGTAGCTTTTCTGCAATTAAGAAAGCTATTACGGGAGCTTTTACAGGTATTGTAGATATCGTAAAAGATGTATTTGGCAAAGTGGGATCCATTGTAAAAAATGTAGCAAAAGATGCAGTTAGCTGGGGAAAAGATATCATTGCCGGTATTGGTGAAGGTATGGCTGCGATGGGTGGTTGGGTAGCTGATAAAGCAAAAGGCGTAGTCAGTGGAATTCCAAAAGCAGTTAAAAAGTTCTTTGGTATCCGGTCTCCTTCACGTCTAATGATGGAATTCGGTGGATTTATTACAGAAGGTCTAGGTGTAGGGATGGAAAAAATGATTCCTGCAGTAGATAGAGCTTCTGAACTATTAAATAAAGCCGTTGTTCCACCTAAACCAATGAAACTAGTAACCGATGTATCTACTCAAATTGGACAAATGGGAGCGCGCTCTGCTGATTTAATTGGTAAGAATGCACATCCATATGCTGGACAAACCCACGTTGAAAAGAAAACGGATAAAGGCGTAACAATTCAAAATGCTACATTTAGAGTCGCTGTTGAAAAACTACAATCTGCAGACGACTTTGTAAAAATGAGAAAGCTGCTACAAAACGTAGTTGCTGATGATCTAATGGGAATGGCGGTGCGAAATGTATGAGTATATTAAAAACATTGCATAGAAGAGGTGGTTCATACCATCTCTTAGGGGATGTCGCAGAAGTAAAAAACACAATACGATATACGATTAATTTCTCATGGCCAGGGACATATAACTTTTCATTTATGTCCCAAGTCCCTATTGGTTCTGATGGTATGTTACCAAATAAATATTTTATTGTTCGAGTAAATGGTATTGAGAAATTTAAAGCAAGAGGTGCTTATGCTTGGGAATCTAGAGAGATATTTGTAGGTGCAGGACCACAAACAATTGAATTCACAACAAGCGGTTATGGTGGTGCTGATGTAGCTTATATACGTGATGTTCATTATTACGCTTTTGGATTCGTCCCAAACATCGCAATGATTGAGCAAACAAAATTACCAAAATCACTAGATGGCTTAAAAACCTATAATGTCATGCATGGATACCCACGTTTCCAAAGTGCTGGTAACAAAGGATGCGAAGTAGAATTCACTTTACTATTCAACGATATCAGTTATTGGCGTGATTTCATGAGGGAAATATATCGTCCTCATATTATTACTGGTGATTACGGTACATACGGGGGTATAATTCCACCAAATGAAGTAGATGCACTACGAAAAGGAACGCTAGTCATAGCAAAATGTAAATTAATATCTATGTCGCAAGCAGGAATAGGAGTTGATGGAATGTGAGAGAAGGGTCTATTTCTTTAATTAGAATGTTAGGGAGCTATTTCCAAGTGGGTAATAACTCCCCTAATTTAATTGTTTATATGAAGAGAAGAGACTCGTCTTCTTACGTCCAAATACAACATCGTGTAACGGGTCTAGAAGTCCAGGAGAATGCCGACCAGTTCGCAAGTACATTTACTATTACCTTTGCAAATGAATACGGTCAAATGGCTCCTGATAATTGGTATGGTAAGTTTTCTTCTATTCAAGAATGGTTTTATAACAGTGAGGTAACAAATACAAATCAATTGTATCCACAAACTGAATTTAAGGTGTCTATCGGTTACGGTGAAGAAGCTTTACCATATATACATGGTTTTGTATCAGATGTGAAGATAAATGCCGAAAGTGGTACAATCTCTGTCACTTGTACAACATCATATAAAAAGGTTCTGCATAAATCAGTTGTTCCAACGCCTGGATCTGATGAAATTGTTGCGCCAACCGGTAATGTTTATGATGTTGTTAAATTCTTCTTTCAAAAAGCAGGAGTTACATTACACGGCAGCAGGGTAAATATTCCGGGTACCAATCAAAGTTGGATTGTTGAAGGAGCAACAGGGAAAAGGTTTCAAAAATGGGATGAAATTGTAAGGGACATTATAGATACAACATTCCATTATATTAAACATGAACCAGATGGAAGTTGCACATTTATGAAAATGCCAGACTACGCAATTAACGAACCTGCAAAGTTTAGTTTTAGAGAAGGAGAAAATCTTATTTCACTAGACATGCAATTAACAGATCAAGATATAAGTAATAGTGTCGTTGTTAAATGTGGCGATTATGCAAATGGATTTATTAATCCGTTTCTATTAAAAAATGTTTCGCAGGGTGATTTACGAGAGGAAATGATAGAAGTTCCCTGGGCCACAACATTCTTTGCAAGAAGAGCAGTTGCTGCAGCTTATCATTTAAAAGCGATTCAGAAGTTCAGAACATTAACAGTTGCAGTTGTTGGGGATCCAAGGATTCAATTATTTGATGTAATTTCTGTTTACAATAGAGATTCTGGCCAACAATGGAATTACTTTGTTAAAGGGATTAATACAATGGTATCTGCAGATGATGGATTCTATCAAACTTTAGATTTAACAGTTAACTATGGGTATGAGCCTGCTCCATATACAGATATAACTGGTATTACAGTAAATGTAGATACATTACGATTAAAACTTTGGGATTGGGATCTTGAAGATGGCGACTTATTAAATATTTATTGTAATGATAAATTAGTAGCTGAAAATTATTTCATCCGGAACAATCCTACATATGTTGATATCCCACTAGAATATGGTGTGAATATTATTGTATTTGAAGCAGTACGAAACCCAAAAGGGATTCTTACAGGGCGTTTACAAGTACTAGATACAAAGAATAATATCTTATTCGATTATGGTTCCTTACCAGATTTATCATTTCCTCGGGTAAATCAAGATGCAAATCACTATTATATCCAACGTCCAGCCAAAACATGGTCTGTTACGAGGGTAAACTAGGGGTGATTTTATGATAATGCAAAAAAACTTATATGATCCAATTATGTATCTAATGAAAGGTCTAATTGATAGGCAAATATATACCGGTGGTAAACCAATGCCTGGGAATGACCCAAATGACGTATTTAAAGAAGGTATGACCGAGGGCTATACGCTTATTCGTGACGGCGCTCGTTTATCTGCAGTCGATGGAGATAAATATTTGCACTATGATTTAGTTTTCAGTGCAAACGGTATGTTAGAAAAAGTTCTTGTCTCCCATAAAGTAACCGGAAAAGAGATGGAGATACAGTTAATATACAATGCAAAGAAACAATTAGAGCGTGTACAGCCGCGACTTCTTAATAAAGGTAACGGTATACTATCTGATTTAGCAATTCCCGATGTGTCATAATGATGCGCGGGAATTTTTTAATACACGAAAAAGGGTGATTACTCTTGTTTGAAACAACCTATTTAGCCGGTGGTCGATTAGATCCACCTTTTCATCCAACTAAAACAGAACCATTTATACCTGGTTTCATTATGGATTCTACATCATTTAAAACGGATGAAATGAAGTATACGTTACCTGCAGATATGGAGATTTACGCAATTAGTGTTAGTTCCTCCATTTACGAATTAGATGATAAATGGGATTTACTCGTAAACGGTCAAACCGTTTGCCAGGATATATATACAAAACGTCTGCCGGAAGGTATGCACTTTATGGTGTATAAGGCAGCAAAAGCAGGCGACACAATTGTATTTCGATTCCATAACCAAGGGATTCTTGATAAAACAATTTGGTTTGAATTGCACTTTTTAAGATAAGGGGGCGTACTCATGAGTTTTGCAGTTACTTATATGGCCGGTGGAAGGTTTGACACGCCTTACTTCCCAACAAAAACAGAGCCGTTCATCCAAGGGCGAAGAGTTGGTGTTCATGATGAAATTCATTTAGATAAGTTTTCATTGCCATTCGAAACGGAAATGATTTCTTTTTCTGTCGCTGCTTCACATTACAGTGATAAGGACTATTGGAATTTATTTATTAATGGCCAACAAATATTTAAAGAAGTTTATGTGAAAGATGTGCCGGAGGGATTTAATTTCTCCGTTGTAAAACCTATACCTGCTAATACAGAAATAAAGTTCGAATATCACAATATATCTGCAGAGAAAAAGGCTATATGGCTGAATTACCAACTATTACGAGATTAGGAGCGTGAAATAAATGGCGTACGTTGAAAAAATGTTTACAGAAGGGGAATTCCAGGACGATCTTTGCAAACTACTAATTGCAAATGGTTGGACAAAAGTAAAATCATTTTTTAAAGCTGCTTATCCAGATTTAGATGTGAAATCTGAAAATGATACAAGGTTTGAATTCGGAATATGTAAACATATGTTAGTAAAAAATGATAGTGGTTCAATTTATGGAATTTCTCAAATTTCAAAATGGTCACTGAAAAAATCAGATATAAAGTATAACTTTGCGAATGAAGAAGGGCTGAAAGCTTTTGCCGAAGACGGGAAACGTCGATTAGAAAGCGGTAGAGATCGTTCTTGTTTTTACGCCTATATGATTGAAAGAGAACCAAGCACTACTGATGAAGGTATTGTTATTCTTCCATATGAATCTAATAAATTAGAAAATACATTAATGGATGTTGAACTAACAAAAGTCACAGTATCTACCAAAATACCGCCAAATGGAGGGAATCCATACAAAGTTTACTCTTATGATGAAGCAGAAGTACAAGTTATGATGTCGCCTTGGGTGAAGATTACATTACGTAATACAAATATCCAGGGAATTGATGCAAAAACAAATTGGTGGCCAGACTCTTTAGTTAGAATTAATGGTCAAGTTGATAAAAGTCGTGTTGTTTTATTAATTCAAGCAGACAATACACCTGCTTTTGAAAATAATGTAGTTCCTGTTGTTCCGCTTTATATGGGACAGCTAGAAAGTTATGCAAACGATGATACATTAGGTGATGCATTATGGGCAGGAACAGCGTTTGATACAGGTAATGAAGAAGCGTCTCATAAATTTAACTTTAATGATACTAAGCCATATAGAAATGTCAGTTCCTATATGCCATTTATGAAATCCTATCCTCGTTCTCCTGGTAACGGGATTGATAACGTAATTATTAAACGTTCCAGATTAGGGGCAAGATACCAGGCGCATTACATTGCTTGGAATGTAGCACCAAACGAAATGCCGCCGGATCGTATCGGTAAAGATGGTGGTCAATATTCCAAATCTTGGCAAACACAAGATAATGACGAATATAAATATCAATTTAACCCATCCGTTTACAGTAACAAAGTACATACTTCTCGTGCTTACATTGTTCATCCGGATGAAGGTGTACGTGGTTATTTACCTTACATGATTCTATTATCACCACTTGGCTTATTAAATGGGGATAGATTGAAAGTCAGACAAAATACCTGCCCAGATACACATGACATTTACAGATTCTTTAATGTTGATGCTATTTCACCAATTACAAAAAGACCAGCGACAGCATACCGCCCTGCAGGGTTTGGTATTTTCGAAAAAACGGTATAAAGGGGATTATATATATGTGGTTTGATAAAGTTGCTTATTTACAAACATTACCTTATGAACTTGAAAACTTATTTGCAGAAAAAGGTTGGAAACGAACGTTATTTTTCCAAATCAAAAGCGGAATTTCGAAATTTATCGATGTACGATTATTTGAATCATTAGGGAGTGACGGGGAACGTAGAAGATTCGGTATTGCAAATGCATATGATACAGCAGATTCCGATTTTACAGATAGCCGTTTTATATCTGCAGATTCGCCGTTAGGAAAATTAGGAATGGGTGATGGAGTAAAGAAAGAGTTCTCCATCCCTGTTTTCCCGATTTCAGGACCATCCGTGACGGTTTATGTAAATGGTATTACACAAGATAAATCGACTTATACAGTTGATGCTAACACCGGTAAATTCACCTTTAAAACCGCAATTGGAAAAGGCGATAAGGTGACATGTGAATATCGTTTAGCTATGAATACGTATGAGCCTAATAACGATATGCTTTTATTTACTTTTAGTAGATATTTCATTGAAAAAGAAATTCGTAGTGGTGATAAATTAGGAGAATTAGGAACAGGTGATGGAACGAAGAAGAATTTCACTTTACCATTCCCTAATTTTGATGAAAGCCGAACGATAGTTTACAAGAATGATATTATGGTAGATCCGAGTGAATACTCGTTTACAGAAAAAGAAGTCGTATTTAAAACCGCTCCTGCAGCAACCGAAAAAATTAAAATTGCTGGTATTTACTTCTTATTACCAAAAGAAGATGGAACCCTTGATATTCTTACAGCAAAAACAAATTTCGATGTACAAAAGATGGAAAGTATTATGGGTGAAGTATATTCAACGATTAATTTTGTAAACCCATCCCCTTATACATCAATTAGTTTTACACCAGAACAACGATTTTCTAAAGAATTGAATCGTGACTCTGTTGTTTACCTATACGGAAACGCCAATAAAGACCGAATGGTTATGTTTATGCGTGTAGATCCAACGCCTAATCCGGTTCGTGCTTTATTCGTACCGCTTTATATCGGGAAACTTTATACATTTGATGTGGCACCAAGAAAAAACATGGTAATTTTAAGCGGCTGCAGACCAGGCGACCAATTTACGTATTCGCCAAATAAAAAAGTTGGTAATGCACCACTTGACTATGGTTCTGATACGTCGAATGGTAACGAAACAGTTCAATTATCTCAATCAAGTACCGGCGCAATGTATCAACACCATTATTTGGCTTTTATTACACACGATATGTTAGTTGATAGTGGACAAGGTCGCTTCAATCCATCGGTTTATAGTGGTAAATATCATTTATCTCAAATTTACATCGTTCATCCAAATGATGGGTATGTCGGAAAGTTAGATGATGTATATGCAGTTCATCCAAAAAACATCCAGCAAGCAGATGAATTAGAAATTGAAAAGACTGTTGTAGATGAGGTGCTAGGAAAAGGCGATGGTCATCGTAAAGTATTTCATTTAGAACATAAACCAAAGGGCGATACATTAAATATATTCGCGTCTTGTAGAGAAGTTGAAAAGACAGAGTATGTATACAATGCAGATGATAAAACAGTTACATTTATTGAACCGCCTGTTAATGGATCTGAAATCACAGGAGCGTATGAAATGGCTCAATTATATCGTTATACATTACCAACAACGCCAATTTCACCTATGACACAAGCAAAAGCAACACCGTTCAATCCAATTGGTCTAGCAATCTACAAAGAAGATATTTAAACGTAAGGGGGTAGCAGAAGAATGAGTGAAAAAGTTTATTCTATTGCTTCCCCTTCTATATGTATCAAAGAAAAAAGTCATGTTGTTCTCGTTGGTTCTGGACCAAATAGAAATGAGAAGGTATATTCCTTTTCTGTTTCCCCTGCAAAAAGAGAAAACAAAAACCAAGTAGATTATCCAATTTGCATCGCTCCTTATGCAAGGTATAAAGCGATAAAAGAAGATCATGCAGGAGTTACAGCTACAAAGGTAAGAGCAAAAGGAATTTTCACGGGTGTGATGGAGGAAGCGCTACGACAAATAGAAGTAGATGCTTATATTTCAAATACAACCGATTTCGAATTAAATCGAAATATTCATGTGGCCAATATGGAAATGCAGTACTCTCAACGAATTGATGAGGTTCCAGTTCAACTAATTTCTGCAGAAGAAGTACAACATGAACGAATTTTCGATATAAACCATATCGAAGGGGTAGAGAGCACAAGGCAAAATGAACAAGTTGCAATTTCAAATCATTTAGATACTGCAGAACGTTTAACGCAAGAATATCAATCTGCTCCAATTATGGAACAGGAATTAATAAAAATTAAATTACGTGAATTCGTAGCTGGTAGTGAAGAACTTCCGGAATGGGTTCGTATTGCAAGGATCGTATATGGCGAAGGCTTTTATGAGCAAATCACCGGTAATAGAATTTCAGAAGAAGTTCAAGCGATTACTATAATTGAAACACCGAGTACTATTATTACCAGAGAATTCGAAAGTGAGTTTGAAGAAATCACTTTACCAAATGCGGTTACTGAAATGAAACCAGCTACTATTATTGAGAATGAGAGTAGTGAAATACAACGCGATGACATTATTATTTACTCTCAAAACGAATTAGATATAGCTAACAAAGAGAAAGAATTACAAGCTGTTATGGAGGAATCTGAACTATTTGACGGTATGGGAATGCCTGTTTATCTACCGGACTTTGATTTGTTTGCACGTATTCAAAAAGAATTACTAGTGAATATAACAGCACAAAACGAAGTGAATCTGATTAAAGAAATACATGATACACATGTAATAAATTATGAAGATACGACAGTTGTAAAAGATATTTCTGCAGCATGTACAGAATTAGATCATGCCATTGTAGAAAAGATTATTCCGACTTTACATGTTCATTCCGATGATTTTACTCGTACAAAAGAAATTGATGCAAGTGTGGTCATTGATGAAAAAACGGATAAAAAGCTACATGTAATTAACAGTCACGAAATCGAATGCGAAACTTATGAAAGAATTGTTGACCAGGACGCAGTTATAACAGAAACAGAAGAAGCTGATCGAGTAGTAGAAGTATTAGAATCCGTTTACTTCAATAAAGAAGAAGCGCAGTTACAACGAGAATACAATGGATCCATAACAATATGCGATGAGGGAGATAATACTTCACGAGTTTTATCTGCTAAATCATTAATTAAAATGGATGAAACAGACAGAGTAACTGATACACTTGATGGTCATTTAATTGAAACTACTTTAACAACTAGAGATAAAACTATAAATACTGTCTCTAAAGAGATGGATTTATTCGAACGAACTACTACTGAAACAAAAATAGAATTAATAGATTTTGTTTCTGCAGAAGATTCAAAAGAAGTACTGACAGATGTTATTGAATTGGACGTTTCGGATAAAACTCATGTAGAAAAAATTGCTCACCTAGTAAATGATCTTGTATCTGAATCGAATAATCGAACAATTATTGCACAAACCGCTATAAATGAAGCTGCTGAAAAGCCTATAAAAGAACATAATTCGTTACTAGTAGAATTTGAATTACTCGAGGGTTTAGGTCTGCCTGTATATCTGCCGGACTTTGATTTATTTGGTATTGTCCATAAAGAATTCGAAACGAGAATTGCTATTTTAGAAATGACAGAACGACAAAACCAAATGAAAGAATCACAAATCTTATCCGTAGAAAATACTCAAAAGATTACACGTGAGGTTCAAGCGGAAAACACGCAAATGATAGGGACCGAAAGAGTAACACAAGAATTTTATGCAGCTGCCGTTGATGTAATTACATCCGATAAAATAATTTTGGATGTAGATACTGCTGTAATAAAATCAGACGATTTCACTACATGCCATACACAGCAAATCATTATCGATAAGGCAACTTCATTTAATGGAATTCGCGAATTAGACAGTGGTGTTGTCACTGAAATATCCTTATCCGATAAATCTAACATCATTAAAGATGTAAATTTACTAGAAGATACACAAGCTATAAGGGAATCCTTTCATAATACAACGCTTAGTAACCAGGACTTATTCGATAGAATCAACCAAATTGAAGCGATTCATACTACTTACAATGTATTTGATAGGGTCAATACGTTACAAACGATTATGGGGGAATCTGAACACTCTAAGCGTATAACGGAAAGACCTTCAGTTATGGGAGATTATTATACTTTCTTATTAGATAGAGTACTAGGTACAGAAAAACCAGATGAATTAACAGTTATCGAAAAAGAGAATGATGATCCGAAGTTATGGTTGCGTCATAGTCGCCAATCATGGTGGACAAACTCAAATTGGAAGAAAACAAGATAGAAGGTGATGAAATGGCAAAAGTAGGGGATAAAATCGATGGGGCAGAACCTGGTTGGTCCAATATTAGTTTTGATAATAGTTCTATAACATATACCGGTATGACTAAAGGGGTTAGTTACGCTTATGGTTCCGGGAGTACTGCAAGTTACTCATTTACCTTTACAGGAACCGCTGTAAGAATTATTACTGGTCTCTTCTCGGATGGTGCAACAAACGCCCAAATTAAAATTGATAATACGGTGGAATATGCGGATTTTAAAGGAACTAGCGGAGATCCACATATAGTTTATGAAAAAACTAAACTTCCATACGGTACCCATACTATAACAGTCCGGGCAAATGGATCGGGCACATTATCACTTAGGGCCATTCACTATGCTGCATTTGCTAACCAGGGAGATAAATTAGTCAAACCAGAGTTAGGGTGGCAGCGACATAAGTTTGATGAAAAATTAAGCGATGGTACAGAAGCTGTAAAATACTATCCGGAAAATATTTGGACACGCTATTCGGAGTATATATTTACAACCAAACCAAATGTTGGTTACATCCGATTTAAATTTTATGGTAGTGCTATACGAATTATATCAACGCATTTTAGTGATACTGCAACAATGGCAAGAATAATCATTGATGGAAAAACAAGCTACTATAACTCAAGGGGCGGATCAGATGGGGACCGACTTTCTTTTGAAAATTCAAATTTACCTTTAGGAATCCATACAGTAGAAATCTATACTAATAATACCGGGAACCTAAGTTTATCTGCTATAGATTTAAAAGACGGGGAATACCTTGTACCCTTAGTTAAAATTGGAGAAGATTTACTTCAACCGGAGCCAGGTTGGACCCGTTATGATGATACACATAGCAATATTAAATATCTCGGCACTTGGAAAGTTACTAACAGTGGTTACAATAGTTCTTTACACTATAAAAATGAAAACGTCCCTCCCAAAGAAACTGTAGCCATTAAATTTAAGTTTTATGGAAAATCATTACGAATTATTGGATTAAAAATGGCTTATTATTCTCAAAACGCTTTAATTCAAATTGATGATAATGAACCTGAACTTATTAGTTTCTATGGCGAAACTATCAATACTTGCTTACTATACGAAAAAACAGGATTAAAAGAAGAAAATCATACCGTTACAATATGGGGAGAAAACATCAATTTAGATGCAATTGATTTCAATGAAGGTGGATATCTTATCCCTACTGTTAAAGTAGGTGAAAGTCTAATAGAACCAGAACTCGGTTGGAAACGATTTGATGATACTGACACAAGAATATCTTATGAAAACCCCGACGGCGGTAAGTGGAAAAAAATATCAGTGGATCCTACTGAATATTATAACGGAACAACTACCTATAAAGAGCATTTAGGAATGCCACGTTTAAAAATTAAGTTTAAATTTAAAGGGATTCAGCTCAGAATTATGGCATCGAGATATACCACAAACGTTTCTAAATATGAGGAAGCTAAGATTCTAATCGATGGGGTTCAATATGTATACAACCAAAATGGAACGTCGAATCAGTTTTGTACATTATTATTCGAATCACCAATCTTAAACCAGGATGTTCACACGGTAGAAATCACGACCGGTAAGGATCCATTCGATTTTGATTGTATCGATATATTAGGTGGGGAATTGTTTTTTGAACCTGCTAAAGTGGGGGATGTACTCACACAACCGGAACCTGGTTGGAAGCGATTCGATGATACAGATCCATTAATCACTTATGCAGGAACGTCATGGACTTCATCGTCCGGTGTTGGTTCCAAAAATGCTTACAATGAAACAAACACTTTTAGGGTTGTTTCATATACAGACAAAACAGATGGGACTGTAGAATTCAGCTTTAAAGGAACCGGAATCCGTGTAATTTCTCAAACATTTACTGCAAGTGCTTGGGGACAAGTGAATATCCAAATTGATGAGTTATCCGAAAGTTATAAACAAGAACGTCCAGTTTCAAATTACCAGATTTTATTATACGAAAAAACAAATTTACCACCTGGTACCCACACAGTTCGATTAACAGGAAGACAATTTGCTATAGATGCCTTTGATATATTGGATGGTGAATTAATAGCTGTAACAAAAATTGGCGATGTACTAAAAGAACCCGAATCCGGTTGGAAACGGTTTGATGACAGAGATCCAAATATCATTTATCAAGGTAATTGGATTGAAAACGAAAATATCACAACTCATTATCGCGGAACTTTTCATAATAAGCCCTCTAGTAGCGGTGATGATTCAATCGTAAAAGCACTATTCGACTTTTCAGGAACAAAAGTCCGTATTATTGCGTTTATGACTACCGGTTCTTATGACGTTGGTACAATCAAGATAGATGGTGAAGCATTTAATTTTAGTTACATTAAAGGAACACCTACAGCACAATGCCTTGTATTTGAAAAAGTAGGGCTAGAACCAGGGATTCATAAAGTTGAGTTGTCTGGAAGATATATAAACCTAGATGCTATTGATATTGATGAAACCGGGGAATTAATCCCGATAGAAATAAAAAAACCAAAAGTATCCTTGTACGAAAAAGAAAGTGGAAAAGTATTTGTTGATGATTTCGATTCCATAAATCCAAAATGGCTTATGTCTCCATTTATCGCATTTAACAACGTGGCTAAACAGGAATTTTTACGTATGAATCATTCTGCAGATAAAGATGTGCTGCTATTGATTGATAAACCACAAGGTAACGTAGCAATTCAAGTTATTGCGGATTATACTCCTACAAAAGAAGGAGATAAAGGCGGTTTACTCATTTACAAAAACGAAGCCAACAATATTGAATTCCTTGAATCGATGAAAGTAAGTGATTCTCCGGATCCAAAAGAATGGATGGCCGTATGTAAAGAAAATCAATGGGACTTTTATAATAAAACAGATATAACGTTTGATTACGTACGTAGTGAGCAGTTAGACGCTCATAAAATTGGCGTTGTACTGAAAAAAGGAAATACAGAAGGATTTACACCATTAGACATAAACAAAATTATTATCACTACAAGTAATCTGTTACGACTGCGCCAATTATACGAAAAGTATAAAGTTGTATTAAAAGATGCTGCAGAAAATGTTATTTCTACAAGTTTTGTAGAAGCAGCAAATACAGGAATAGATATTCCGTTACCTTCTTTAGAATTTGAGGGAATTGTAGAAATATATGATGAAGATGGAACATTAGTAGCAAAAAGACAAACAACGTTCTTTGGTGGCGATATGTATTGTATGGGTTCTTCCCTACACATATCGATGGATACAAAAGAATTAGATGAAACGGATCCAACTCATTTAGGATATATGACCGAAACCGAACGACTGGTTAAAATGACGCTAACGAATGATAATGTTGGTCCAGTTAGTAATGTAAAAGTAGCAATACAGCAATACATGGAGAAATTCGGTTATACCTGGGCACATGTATCACTAGATGGTTCCCATTATACGGATGAACTAGCTATTGAAACATTAGATGCAGGAAGCAGTAAAGATTTTTGGGTAAAAATCATAAAAGATGTAAATTACATGGCTTTTGAACCGATTTATTTCAATATCCATTTATCACATGAGTAGAGAGTTAAGCGTGCAGCAGCAGGCTTTTTTATTTTGGTCAAAATTTGAAAGGAGGTGAGAACTTGGAACGAATTCAAGAACTTATCAAGTCATTAAATATATCTGATGTAATTACAAGTACTCAATTTAAAGTGGGTGGCATTATAAGCGGAGGACTAGGAACATTAATTAATTTGCTATATGGTAAAGCGAATTTGATTTGGATCGGGATTTTCGCATGGATTATTATGCTTGATTGGATTACTGGTAGTAAGGCTTCAAAACTAGATGGAACATACAGCAGCCAATACGGAATTGAGGGCATCACGAGAACCGTGGTGCTTTTATCGTTACCGGCTCTTGCACATCTATTTGATATTGCTCTTAAACTACCAGATTTCTTTTTCTTCATGGTGGTGGGCGGATTGAGTTATCACATTTTTAATAGTTTCGCTGCAAACTGCGCACGAATTGGCTGGGAAAGATGGATTCCAGCATGGTTATTAGAAGCAGTAGCATCCGAAATTCAAGCAAAAATCCAAAGATCCAACGAAAGAAAAGAAAAACAGAATAACAAATAAAAATATATGCCTTACATAAGGAGAGCATTGTCAAAAGACGGTGCTCTTTTTGTTTGGCCAAAAGGGGAAAATACACAATGAAAAAACCATTGAAACTATTTAGTTCATTATTTATGACTCTATTGCTCTTATTTTCGTTCGCTACGGCTTCTTTTGCTGATAGAGTACTAATTATTCAAGACTTACCGAAACAAGCTTATCGCTACGGTGTGGGCGCTTATGAGGGTGTTGTAGCACATAGTACAGCAACACCAGAAGCGCCAGCAATTAATATTCAACGTTACGAGTCTCGTACATGGCGTTCTGCTTTTGTTCATTATGCAGTAGATTGGGATGAAACAATCCAAATTGCCGATACAAAATATATTGCTTATGGCGCTGGACCAGCTGCTAATAAACGATTTGTTCACGTAGAACTTTCTGAAACTAGTAATCCGGCTAAATTCAAATCTTCTTATGAACGTTATGTAAAACTATTAGCTAAGATTTTAAAAGATAGAGGGATTCACCCAAGCAAAGGATTATGGACACATAAAGATATTACTTACAAATTAGGTGGAACAGACCACGAGGATCCGCTTGATTATCTTCGCAGTCATGGTGTATCGGAATCACAATTCAGAGCAGACGTACAAAGGGCGTATGAGGGCGCAACGGTTACAGTTAAACCAAAATCACAAGAACCTTCTCAAAACGTTACATGGACAACAGGCGTCGCTTATATCGATGGGTATAATGTAAACCTTAGAAGTGGACCATCAACAAATTACGGTATTATCCGCCAATTAAGTAAAGGTGAATCATATCAAGTATGGGGAAAACAAGGTGATTGGTTAAATCTTGGTGGTAATCAATGGATCTATAACAACCCATCTTACATTAAATATCAAGGGGAACAAACTTCTGCTGCAAGTTCAGTTGTAGGAAAACGCGTTGTTTCTAAAGTGGACAACCTTCGCTTCTATGATGCTGCTTCCTGGGCTGATAAAGATGTAGCCGGAACCGTAGATGAGGGGCTTGGATTTACTATCGATGCTAAAGTATCAGTGAATGGATCCGCACAATATAAAGTACACAATAGCAAAGGGACAACATTCTATATTACAGCAAATGAATCATATGTATATGTGAAGTAAATAAAAAGGGCATGCCTAATTACAGGCATGCCCTTTTTTTGTGTACTTACTTATGTAACAAGTGCACAGTCCACTTATAAGATTGAAAAATCTAAGATTGCTAACTAAGCAACCTTGTATTTTTCAATCTTGGACTTAAAATCAATGAATCTTGTATCTTTTTGAATACGGTCATACAGCTGTGGATCGATCACAACATACTTTTCTTGTATGAGATCGTATAAAACTTTAGCTGATTGAGGATATAAAAGTGGATACAGCATGAAGTCCTTAACGTTTGCAGTAACAATTTCACAATCGTTTTCATACCCAGTCAATAAAATACGGGCATCCCCAACTCCCGGATATTTCTCCATATATTTCCCGCTCGGCAATTGAAGCCTATAATTTTGACTCAAGAAAGCCGATGCTCTTCTTACTAAATGCTCGGCTTCAGCATCATATAAAAAATCAAGCACATCGATTTGCGGCAAGAGAATTTCATTGAGTATCTTTACTTCCTTTGGGTGTGCAGAAAACGACTGCACCTCTAATTCTCTTACCACTTCATCGGATGTGTATAATCCAATTTCTTTATTCTCCAGTCTCGTTAACGTCTTCTTCCAAAATCGATTGGCAACGTCTTTATATTGAGAACCCGGGGTTGCTTGGTATCTAAATGTATTTGTGTCTAATAACAATGGTGTAACGTCTTGAAACGTATGTTGTAATGAAGAATCTTGGTCCATATGTTGGGGCCCCCTAATTAATATTTTTAATCATTTAAAAGTTTTAGCATCGAGTTAGCAAAACCGATAGATTTATTACGGTTTTTCTCCCTTGCATTTTCTCTTGCGCTTAAAACTTTTAATAAGTCAGGATGGTCTAAAAACTGTTCTGTTTTAATTAACCATGCTCCAGTTCCTTCCATCCTTTGTGTAGCATCAATTTTACCATCTGCACAATATCTTCTAACCATTTGTGTAGATATTTTTAAAAGTTTAGCTACATCTTGCGTTGTTAAATATTCTGGATAATTGTTACTTTGTGTTTTTAACATCACCTCCTTAATTTCGCTCTTTTCTGAATCAGTTAGACTGATGTACAATTCCCTTTGTATTTGGGCAATTTCGTTTGCTGCTTGGATTACTTTCATATACATGTGTGCATTTTTAGTAGTTAACCCATTCGATAGACTCTTTTCTAGAATGATTTCCTCCAAAATCCTTGTCATGTGCATATCATCTCCCCTCCTTCATTATAACATAAATGCGAAACAAACGAAACTTTCGAAACAAACGAAACTGCATTTTCATTATATGCATTTCTGTCGAAATATATTCCTTGTTTCGAAAATAAAATTTAAAACAAAAAAAGATGACTAAATTTAGTCATCTTTTTATTACAAGCAGTTTACACTTCAACAATTCTTGCGTTTGGCTGCTTCATAGGTAATTGTATAAGTTCTAATGTTTTCTCTGCTTCATCATATGTTTCGAATTCTAATTCTTGTTCTTCTTTTCCTGGTTCACAATCTGTAAGAATGAACCCTTCTCCACGTATTACAAACGCCATATTCACTCATCCTTTCTAGCTTAGTTATAGTAAACCATCTCCGGAAACCATAAAAAAGCGTCATCCTCATAAAGAAGATGACGCAATATACCCAAAAATGATTATATCACATTTCCATCTAAGACCATATTAATTTAGAAATAACATAAGTAACAGCAGGAAGCAAAAACATAAGAGATAGTGTTCCATAGTACCAAAGACGATCAGATTTACATTCTTCAATACCAAACCATTCATTTAATCCCTGGTACTTTTTCGCAAAGAATGAGCGGATTCTTCCGAACAGTTCCTTTTTGCTACGTGTTTGTGGTAGAATAGGCTCACTAGTAGTTAATTTGAATAGGGTATTTGACATTGTTAAATCATCCTTTCAGATTTTCATAGTGTAGAGAACGCTCTTTCGTGCCGGCAAGCTGTGAAGAGCGTTCTCTTTTTATATTCAGTTGTAATTACTCTTTTTCGAAATTACCGCCCCTACCTAACTTGGGACGTTTTCTTTCAACTTTTTTCGGTTCTACTTTTTCTTCTTTCATTGGAGGAATAATAATAGAACCGCTTGTATGCATGTAATGTCTAATAGCAGTACGAACCATTTCAGCTTTTCTATTACGTGGTAAAGATTCTAACCATTCTTTAATGTCTTTATCTAATACATCATCATAAGACAGAAGGTATGTCTTATTCGCCATCTTCTTCGCCTACCTCAAATTTACCGTATCTGTAGAAGCCCTCCACGTTTGCAGTTTGGCTTTCTTCTAATTTTGTTACTTTACCAATCCATTCTTCCAATAACTCGTGGAATGTATTCGCACCACCACCAGAAACTAGCACTTCATCAAAACGGTCAAATGTTTTCCATGCATTATTTACTCCGTTTACAATGAAATCATAAACTTCTTTAATCGATGCAGTTTTTTCATCATTAAAATCAATTGGATCCATACGCTTTGAAGCTTGGTAAGCACCTTCTTCAAATACTTTTTCTAATTTATAATCATTAATAGTTGCACTTGTTTCTTTTTTTATTTTAGCTACGATTGGTTCATAAACATCATGCATTCCTTTTGGAACAGAAGTAGATTCTTTTTCACGACGTAGCATAGAAATAACATCTAAATCCGTTGTACCAGTTCCGATATCAATAATACCTACTGTCATATCTTCATAAGAATCATCTGCTACAAATCCATCTTCATCTAAATAACGGCTCATTACAGTTCCAACCGGTTGAGCAAGAACGATAACGTCTACAACATTAATTATTACTTTCTTACCATTAACCTCAACTTCATGAGTACCTTGATAAACTTCTTTAATTTCATCAACCGCTTTTGTTCCGATTTCTTGGCTTGGAACGCCCGTTATAACTAAGATTTCATCATAGCTTTTCACATTTGTTTTAGCAGCCATTTCAGCTAATGCGATTTTTGATAGTGTTTTATACTGATTCGTTTTATATCGGTTTTGTTGAGCGTATGTGTTTAAAGTGTTGCTTACTTTAATTATGTCATCGCCCCAAACATATTCTGTTCCTTCAACTTTATATGTTTTAAGCTTCATCTTCCCGCCAGACAATGCTTCTCCTACATTAGAAGAGAATGAATAGATTGCTGGAAGTGTCTTTTTAAACACATCTGTACGCATTTTTACAGCGCCATTCCCATGATCAATTGCAAATACTTTAGTCATATTATCGACCCCTTCAAATTATCAATACTTATATATTTGTTATGTAATGCTTATATAATGTTAACTTAATTTTATATCAAATAGAGATATTTTTCAACGTTTTATTAACAATTATATAATGGTTATGCAATTGTTAATAAAAAAAGAAGACTATGATGAATAGTCTTCTTTTTTATTAACTCTCTTAGTTAAGCACTTCACCAATGATTATTGATTTGTATCTTTTACACCTAATTCGTTCTGAAGTAATTCAAATAATTCTTTTCTTAATCTATCAATGTCATCATTTAACTTTTCGTTCTCTTCGAATAATTCTTCTTCGTCATATAAAAGGTTCCAATCAGGATTATAGTTACCCCATAAAGCATAGATGTTAATTAACAACTCGTTGGCTTTTAAGCTAACAGGTTCAGAAAAGAATAAACGATGCAATAAATAAAAGTTATACGCGGTGTTATATTCCCTTTTAGCTTCATGATATTCCATTCTTTCTAGCTTAAATTCAATATCACGTATCGCTAATTTTTTATCCTTTTCCCATTGTGAAAGGATTATCTCTTTGTCTGCTTCAATAAATGATTTATCAGACATATACTTTTTTATATCTTCTAAGTTAAAAGTATGCAGTGGAATAGTTCTTTGAATCCCTCTTAAATCGCTAATTCTACCAATACACAACTCAATATTTTTATACAATTCAGCGTAATACTCATGTTTTTTCACAGTGTATAACTCATACTTCTTGAAATGTATATCCAAATCGTTTTTCTGTTTATTTGCGATTTCTATAAACTTCGCTTTAACTTCCTCTTGTTTTTCTGTAATCTCTGCAATATCTTGCTTTGTTGCAAGGTTTTTCCCTTTTTCTTTAAAGAATGATGGGAAAAAATCTTTTACAATATATCCAATCAATAAACCTATGATAAGAAATAAATATTCAGATGCTATCATTAGTGTTAAACCCCTTTTTAAAAATATTCTTTCTATTTAATTATACCATAGTAAGGAGTTATAACATGTGGTGGAGACCCTTCACCAGAATCTCCACCAAGGTTTCTTATTAGTTTCCGCTGTTTCCAACAGTACACGCTTTTCTTCCTGTATCTCACGTATAGCACCCATAAGCTGCTGATCTCGTCTTTCTAATCTCTCATCAATGTAACGTTGTTGCTCATCCATCTTCATTGCCATTTTCTTTAACATTTCATTCTGCTGCTGAATCATTTCTTTCAACTCGTTATAACGCTCGTCATGTTGCTCAGTTTCCGTTATAACATCCGTATCAACCTCTGATATATCTTTTTCTTTAACCCAGGTCATTATTGCGTTACAGGCCTGTTTTAACGTCATATCGGGGTGTTTTTTAATTTCAATTAGCTTTCTAAGCGTTATAACATCGTTATCCATAAAACCACGATGTCCGTGTTCATTCTTGTGGAAGTGATAACCATGTTCCTCTAGCATGATACAATATTTACGTAAAGTGGATTCCTGGATCTTGAGCATCGTCGCTACGTCTTTGCTTACATATATAGATTTGGAGCTGTCTGTTTTATCTGTCATAGCACCATCACCTCGTGTTATAACATTCGTTATGGTAGGAGGGAAACCCTTGTCTTCGTCGAAATGTTACAATATTCCCTAATAACTGTTCTTTAAATTATTAAATCTAATACAGTACGTGAAATTTTTATAAATGGAGGATGAAATATAATGGATCCACGCGAACTATTAAACCAAGGTTATACATTTTCACAAGGTCGCATTGTTACGGATGGAGTAGAGGTATCTTTATTCCAATTATCAAAAGCAGAAATTATTAATTTACAATTTGATAGACTTCTAAAAAAGTTAAAAGAAGTTGAGAGTGGTCCGACACATGGTTTTTCTTCAATCGGATTAACGATTGATGGATATAATGACACTGTAGAAGAATTGTATGAGATTCCACACATAAGACGTTTCTTTTATCGTCTAATAAAAAAGGTACCGCATTTTCTTTATTATATGAATCCTGTAACGCGTATGCCGCATCAAATTATTGGATCATTATCAGACTTTCATCAATTTAGAAAAACGGAGAATTTACTAACACCATTAGAAGTTTTAAAACGCGATGGTAATTTAGATGAAGTAGGGGAACATGAAGTGCTATTTCTACTTCCTAGTGATATAGGATATAAAATGATAGACGCAATTGAGGAACATATAGCAAAAATAGATTTCAAAGATACTACTAAAGAAATTCCGGTTATCTTACAAATGATTGAGTACTCAATACCAGAAAAAGACCGTCGTATTGGATGGCAATTTAGATATAAAAAGAACAAAAAATAAAACGGAGGACTGACAATACATGATTCAGTATAAAAAGTGGCCAGAAGTTCCAGAAACCTTAGCTACTAAAACTGCTCTTGCTAGGGAAGGGCTAAAACCTGGATCTGATGCAGTAGCAACCGTATATCAAAGTTCGACTAGATCTCATATACAATTATATGAGCGTGCTGCAGCTGTTCCAAAACGGAAGTTAAGTGACAAACAGCAACAATCCCTTGCAATGGCTAGAAAAAAAGCGATAGAGAATCGTACTTGCAAAAAGTGTAATGATATCGTTCGACGTAAGTCTGATTTAGAAAATGGTTTATGTCCTTGGTGTATACAAGAAGCAGCCGCTATAGAACATCGTGAAGATATGAAAGTTATATTCTTACACATTGAAAAAAATAAAGATAATTATATTATTTTAGATACAGAGACAACTGGACTTGGACTTGGTCATGAAATTGTTGAAATAGCAGCAATAGATTTATATGGTAATACGTTATTAAATACATTTGTAACGCCTACAATTCCAATACCTGCAGATAGTACAAAAATACACGGCATTACCGATGATATGGTAAAAGACGCCCCATCATGGGAAGAAACGTATATGAAGTTATTAACTATCTCTCAAGGTAAAACCATATTAATTTACAACGCTGCATTTGATATTCCTAAAATCTCTTATACTTGCGAAGTGCATAACATTGCACCAAAAAAACTAAAGTCAGAGTGTATAATGGAATTGTATGCAGAGTATATTGATTCACAATACTGGGTTCCTTTAAGTGAAGCAGCCGGTACAATTACCAGTCATCGCGCAATTAATGATTGTAAATCTGTATTAATCGTATTAGAAAATATATGGAACGAAATTCAGCATACGCTAAACCAATCATGAAAGGTGATACATAATGAAACAGAAAAAGTTAATTGATGTTAAACATGCATATTCAACAGAAGTTTTAGAGATTCAAAATAAATTGAATCATCTAGAAGATGGAATGATTCAAGAGTTAACACGAGCAGGTATGCACGGTAGTTTAGCTCATAATATTCACGATTTACGAAAAATGCTCAATGATCTGTTTAATAAAATTGAGTATGGTAAAGACTCTATTGATGATGAAATGGCTCCATTATTTGAAAGTAAGGAATCAAAGTAAAATTAAATGGAACCGTACAAGTCAAATGCTAGATTTCGACTTGTACGGTTTTTTTACATTCCATAAGTGTCGTATAGAATAGAATCCACTTTATCTATATCTTCTTTTAACTTTTGCAAGTCAATAGATATTTTCCCTTTAAGCGTTGGCTTATTTCCATATCCCCAAAAATAACGAAAGTTTGACGATTTAGGATCTATACTTGCGAATGCATAGACTATATCTCGAATATGATTCAAAGGTGATTTTTTTAATTCCAATTGGTCTTTAACTTGCGGAAACATTTTATTCCAAATGTATTTAATATCATGCAAGTGACCCGAAAAATCTACAGGATTAATTAATTGGGTATTTAAATTTTTTAATAGTAATTCTAAGTATTGTCTATACATAAACATTATTGGATAAACGAAGGCCTCGTTATATTCGTATTGCTCTACAAGTTCATCTGCTGCATCTTTATATCCTGCAATATATCCAAATTGTCGTAGCCCAGAAACAGGTAGTTCACTTTCAACATGTTCTTCCCACCCGATTCTAGCCATATTTTTTCCGTATCTGAATTCTTTCTCGAAAATTTTACCCAATTACATTCGCCTGCCTTTTCATCGTTTGTTTTTGGAATTACGGTTATTTCCATAACGCGTTCTTTGATTTTACACATTCAAAGTGTAAATTTCCAATTTTAGGTTTACAAACAAAAAAAGCGGCACCTTACAAGTCTAATTTTTATTACGTTAATTTAATAGATACACAAACCAACCTACAAATACACATGTTGCAGCTGCTCCGAACAATTGTCGTGTTAAATATCCATCAAAATATCTACGCGCTATTATCCCTAGTATTGCTATGATAATTATTGGTGGTACAAAGTACAGCGAAAGTTTACTTCCTAAAGCGGCCATACTTTGATTAATAGCTTCAGTACCAAACATATTTACACCTCTAACATTTCACTTTCTATGTAATTAATGATTTTAGCTAAAACTTTATCCTCTAACACATACCAATCAAACTCATCTCTAAAAGACCCATATGTCTCTAATATATGTTTATGGATTCCTGGTGCATTATGCACATATATAAACGAACTCACCAATTCAATTGGGACTTCTGATTCTTTATCAAAGTTATCAAGTCTACGATCTAATTGTTTTTTTATTGTGTTTAATCTCTTTTGCTCATCACCAAAACCATGGACGCGATAACCACCAAATTTAAACTTATAGCAAGGCTCATTCACTTTTTTAATAATAAACATGTATGTAGGTTTATATTCCCGTTCGCGTTCTTGTTGTTTTTCATTACGTTCTACTATCATTTCGTAACCTTCTAAATGCTCTTTTAAGGTCTGTTTATTAATAGCGGAAATTTCGGCATCTGTTACTCCCTCATAAAACTCCAGAATTGAACGCATCACTTCATATGCTGCTGATTTATCCATTATGATGCCATGATTATCTGCAAGAACCTTTTTTCCGTCATCCATAGTCCAAATAGTCCAACTAGAGTAAGATTTCATTATTCTATTACCCCCAAATTTTATAAACAGATACCACAATTAGTCACGTTTGAATTTATTTAACACTTCATCCAAACGTTTTTGATTTTCCTCTAAATTCTCAATAGTTTCGTCTTCTTCATAATCCGCTTCTCTTTTCCAATCTGGTATCATTTCTGTACGTTTTGTAGAATCTTGTTCTTTTTTTGCTAAATTGGTGATTTCTGTTTTTATGGAGTGTTCTAATAATCCGTTAAAGCTCTTTTTCACAGAAGAATCTAATACGCGATTTAAAACAGCATTTAAAGTGACTTCATTTAATTCTGTTTTATATATTTCAAAAAGAGAAAAGATACTATCTAATTTATTATTATTAAGTCTATCTATCTTTCTAGTTAATAAAATTTTAGTTGTATCAGGTAAATTTATATTTTCAATTTTATCTAAGATAGAAAGATTACTAGATTGTTTTGAAGCATTACTAGATTTTGAAACATTAGATAGATTATTTGAAACATTATTGGGTTCTATTTCAGAACGGGGCCCCGTTCCATTTGAGAACGCCCCCTGTTCTATTTCAGAACCACCACCCTGTTCTATTTCAGAACCGGGTACTTCCTCCATTTTTTTAGGACGACCTCCAAGCTTTGCGAATGTTTTTGCTTGGGATGTATAGTCTGTATCATAATCACGAATTTTCTCTAATGGTTTAGTGGATAAGGCATGTTCATTTTGCGGATACTCATACACAATGATATTAACGTTTCCTTGACCTTTCCAACCTTCAGATTTGTATTCAAATACATCGATTAATCCATGGTTCCATAACGGTTTTAATATTTTATTGTAAAAAGTGTCCTTACCTACACCTAAACGTTTTTGTACTTTAGTTAAACTAGAAGGGATCACATCATCGTTAGGACGGTTTCCATTTTCATCTTCTTCACGATTACACCATGTATAGAATTTCAACCATGCTGTAAATGCTTTATCGCCTAATTTTTCAATCCAATCATCCATACAAACAAAGTGTAGGATAGGTAATTGTAATTCGTTTCTAGTTTTCTTTTTAGCTTTTTTGAATGTTACAGACAT